CTTGAGTCAAGGCTCTAAGTGTTTGGCTAACTGCTGTTACTTGTTCAGGGGAAAGAGTAACTAACTTATTATCACTGCTTGTAAGGTTAGCAATAACATTAGATAGATCTTCTTCTGTTCCAGTTCCTTTTTCAGGAACAAGGGCTGCTAATACCTCATCTTCAATTACTACATCTGGTTCAGTCCAAGGGTTCTCTTCTGGCTTTGGCTCTGGGCCAGGTTCTGGTGAAGGTTCTGGAGCAGGCTCTTCAGTTGTTTCTGTAGTTGGTTCTGGAGAAGGCTCAGGTGTTGGTGGTTCCTCTGGGGTAGGCTCAGGTGTAGGCTCCTCTGTAGGGTCCACTGTAGGCTCTGGAGAAGGCTCTGGCGTAGGAGGCTCTTCTGCCGTAGGCTCAGGACTTGGTTCTGGAGTTGATGGTTCCTCAGCAGTAGGTTCTGGACTTGGCTCAGGAGTAGGTGGCTCTTCAGCAGTTGGTTCAGGACTTGGCTCTGGGGTGGGTTGATTTGCTGCAGCGTTGGCTGCTGCTTGGGCAATAGCAGATTGAATTTCTCTTTGTAGTTGCTCGTCATAGCAACGCCATGCATCATCAATTGCACTATTAACATTATTAATTGCTTGATCGTATGCACTAATAGCATTATTTTTATTTTGTAATGCCGTTACAACATTTAAACTTGCATTCTCAGCCTCAGTTGTTTTATTAGTTAAGGTTTGATTGTAAGCATTTAATGTTGAAACTGCTTGGTTGTAAATATTTAATTTATCATTATATACAGCCTGTGCTGAGGCAACCGCCGTACTTGATTCTTGGCTTGGAACACTTCCTATAATAGTTTTTATAATTACATTATCAATAATGTACCAGTCATTGTTGTCTGCCCAAAAATATATCTCATGAATTTGTTTACCAGGAAGCGCATCTAAAACCTCTTGATGGACAAATCCTGGATAATCTGAATTAACATTGTTTTGAATTGTAAAATTATATGTTGTTCCATCTGTATGCCTGACCATAGCAGTGGCATCTCCATTTTTTGCATAAACGGAAAATTTAACCTGAGTAACTGCTCCCTCACTCCAATTGGCAACACGAAAAGCAAGTGTTTGACTTGGGGCTTGAAGATGCAACGCTGGTGGGTTTGTATAATCATTACTTGGAACCTGGTCGCTTCCATAAAAATATCCACCATTATTTGTTGAAGTTATTGCAACCTCAGTGCCAACAGAGTTTCCATTTGAGTCTATTGATCCAACTATAAATATACTAAGAGCACCTGCTGGCCAATTTTGTCTACCATTATTTATACTATTATTATTAAAATCTTCTGTTGTGATATCAGTCATTGAGCCAGACTGGGTTGAAAGGTTTATATTGGCTATATCAAGAGCATCTTGTGCATCATTCTTATCTTCTAATGCAGTTGCCACTACTACTGTTTGTTCGTCTACGGCTGTTTGGGCTGATGCTTTTTCTTCTCCCGCCGTGGCTTTTAAGACAAGAGATGCATCATATGTGGTAGAGGTTTGGGTCTGGGTTTCTTTTGCAGATACTGCAAGGGCATACTTATCTTCTGCCTCTTCAATTAAAAATATGAACTCATCCTTGTAGCCAAGGTCGTCAATGCTATCGTTAAGGTCTTGTATTTCTTGGGCTGCTACTGTGAGGGGATCATCAGAGTGGGCACCTTCTGGGGAAATAAGAAGCCAGCCAAATGCTAATAATGTGGCTGCTGCTATTCGTATTAGTTTTTTGATTACCTTCCCCCTAGGACAGACAATGTCTGTTAGGGTTATTATACCATTTTATTACTGCATTTTAAAGTTATAGGTCTTTCCCAGTCACTTATATCATTCTGTTTGTTTAAAAAGTGTACTATATATTGAATTTGCCATATGCATTTGTTGGTGAAATGCCCAATGACCAGGATGCCAATACTCATAGTCTGCTGCGTACTCAAAAAATTTATTATCTGAAAACTCTAAGTGACAATTATTTTCTGGCGAACTAGTCTCAAAATATGTATCTGTAAAATCTTTAAATGAGTATTGCTCTAAAGACGAATCGTTCCAGTAGGTCCACAATAATATTATATTATTTGATTTGCAATACTGAATAAACATTTTTAAAAATAACATATTATAAAAAATTGCAAATTCTTCTGGCAAAATATTTTCTACTATATGTGGTTCTTTAGAAAATTTTTCAAGTAATTTGTTAGATAGCATGGCTTTGCCTATATTTTCTCTAGACTTTACACGTTCATGATTACCTTCATTTTTTACTCTAAGGTTTATCAAAGGAACTTCCAGCCTTGTTATTGGAAATACTGCAAATATATATTTTGGATGATAAAATTCTTTAAAAAACTGAAATGCTTTAACTATTTGTGCTTGTATTCCTTCTCCTCCTTTTGCTAAATTAATATAATCCTTATTCATTTTTTGTGATATTAGATAAGGCCATGTAAGTTCTATAGGCATTCCATGTCCCTCTGTTTGAGAACATCCCAAAGTTAAAATTTCTTGATTGCTAAACTCATTGCACCTATATCCTTGAGAGTTTAGTTTATATTCAATAAAAACAGAGTCTGCTTCTGTTTTAGGCATAGCATGCTGACTCATTTCTTCTAAAGACCTATTTACAAAAATATCTGGAATTGTTTTTAAGTTTGATTTTTTATTAATCATCAAACTATCTTATCACTAAATTGTTATAAGTTTTTTGCCATTTTTCTATATCATTTTCATCATTTAGTAGTGGCTGTCCTTTAATATTAAGGCTTGTATTTAATAGTATTGGAACACCAGTTTCAATATAAAACTTATTAAGAACTCTCCATAACCCACGATGTTGATCTTTATTTACAGTTTGAACTCTTGAGGTTCCATCAGCATGAACTACAGATGGTATTTTATCTGGCTGAAGACACTTAACTGTATATTGCATATAAGGGCTTGCAAAATCCATATCAAACCACTTAGACGCACACTCTTCCATAACTACTGGAGCAAATGGTCTAAACAACTCTCTTTGTTTAATTAAATTAACTTTATCTTTTATATTTGGATCTCTTGGGTCAGCAAGAATGCTTCGATTGCCCAATGCTCTTGGACCGTATTCTGCTCTGCCTGTTGCTACTGCTACGATTCCATCTTTTAATATACCGTCCACAATTTGCTGAACAGGATACTCTCCTCCAAGATCATAGCCAAGATACGGAGTCTTCCAGTCAAGGTGCTTTCCGTACAAGGCTGCTGCTGCACCTAAAGAACTACCAGCATCTCCTGGGTTAGGCATGATCCAAATCATATCAAAAATATTCCATAGCAATGTATTTGCTGAAGAGTTAAGGGCACAACCACCCATAAATACTAAGTTCTTTTTACCAGTAAGGGACTTTGCCATACGCATAAACTGATTTAATCTTTGCTCATACACTACTTGTACTGCTGCAGCAATATCAAACCTATCTTGCTCTGTAATTATCATTCCCCAGTCATTAATTCCTTTATGAAAATTATATTTTTGTTTATCGTATGAAGGAAAATATTCATCAACCTCTTTGTAGTAACGCTTCCAGTCACCATAGGCAGCCATTCCCATCATAATGTATTCTTCTTGGTTTGGCATAAGTCCAATAAGTTGTGTAAAAGCAGAATAAAATAGTCCAAAACTAACTGGATAGTTTTGCTTATACTTAAGTTTAATCTTGTCGCCCTCACCAACCCAAATAGTTGAAGTGTTATATTCTCCTATTGCATCTAATACAACAATTACAGCATCGTTAAATGCGCTTGTGTAGTATCCTGCTGCTGCATGAGAGTAGTGATGCTTAAAGTAGTGTACTGGAACATCTAAAGGAATGTTTGGCTTCCAGTCTGCTGCGCCACCCTTTAACATTATTCTAGATCTTTTAAGCCAAGGCTTCTCATAGTAAGCAATGTAGTCTGGTGTTCCATAGTTTAATGCATCTAAGATAATATCTTTGTTGTTATACCAATCATTCTTTTGTTTACTATATCTTTCTGCATGTCCCGCAAAAAGTATTTCTCCATCTTTAATTAAAGATACAGATGCGTCGTGGGAAGTTTCGTTAATTCCTAAAATTATCATTTATTCATTTCCTGATAAAATCCTTCTGCAATATGAATATGTTTATGAACTCCTGGGTGTGCCTGGTCAAGTCCATCTTCAACATCACCACCAATATGAAAACAGTGTTTAAAATAATTTTCATATTCTTTATGACAGTCTTCATCAAATTCTTTATTTTCTAATTCATTTATATTATTTAAATAATGACCAATAACTAAATCTTTATTAAAAACAACATCACTAAATATATTTTCTTTATCATTAGTTAAAGCATTTACTGTATCAACATGCCAAGATGACCAGATAAGTTTTATATTGTTTGATCTGCAGTATTGCTCTAATAAGTGTATTGCTTGCATAGAAAAAAATAGCGGAACCTCTAATGGCAATATCTCTCTATAAGTATAAGGTCTTTTAATATATTTATTTCTTTGTGAAATTGGTTCTGGATGAACATCAAGTTGTATATCTCCAAAAGTTAAATCAGGGATAGATAGATTATTCTTACTATCTTCTTTATTAAGTCTAAACTCTTTAGTTATATTTTTTTTAATTGGTAGACGTAATCTAAAAGGATCTGGAAACAAACATAACATAATTTCTGGGTTACCAAATATTTTAAAATATTCAAATGATTTAGCCACTAAGTCATTTATGGACCCTCCAGGAAATGATAGGTTTCGAATTTCTTTATTAATTCTTTCACCTAAAATATTTGTCCATCTTCCATCTACAGGAACTCCATAGCCCCAGGTATTTGAACAACCAACTGCAAGTATTTCTGCTTTTTCAATCCAGTCAACATCTCTATATCCAAAATTATTTATAGAATATTCTGTTTTTGGATCTACCAAGATATTGTCTATCCTGTTTTGTCCAAATCTCGTTGTGTTTATATTTATATATCTTGTAAGAGTATTTTTTAAAAGTAGATTTCTATATCTTTTACTAGCCATTGAATAGTCTTCATCGGTTTCATAACCATCAATCATTGCCAATAGAGGGTTCATTAGTATATGAACCTATTCTTATTTTTATTTTTCTTAAAAATATTTTTTATTTTAAATATAACTTTATACACAAAATATTTTATTGCCATATTATAATTATATCATATACAATTTTTATATTATTTTATTCCACAAAAAGGGGGACTAGCGTTAAGCCAATCCCCCCAATTGTTGGACTAATTACTTAATGTAAGTAACCTTTGCCTTTGGATTCTTTGCATTCCACTTCTTTGCAAGTGCATTGAAAGCAGTCTTAATTGCCTTAAGTGCAGCAGCATTATCTGCTGTTAACTTAGCAATTGTTGCATCCTTAGCAAGAACAACTGCATCTGAAGCAGTCTTTGCATCAAGTGCAGCCTTATCTGAAACAGCCTTTGCATCAGCAAGTGCCTTTACAGAAGCAGCCTTCTCTGCTGCAAGAGCAGCATCTGAAGCAGCCTTAGCAGCAACAGCATCTGAAGCAGCCTTTACGACTGCAGCATCTGAAATTGCCTTAGCAGCAAGTGCAGCATCCTTAGCAGACTTTTCGGCAGCAAGTTCTGATACTAGATCACGAACTGTAATTTCTGCAAAAGGTGCTAGTGTGCGAGCAGTTAAACCAACTACATCAGCAGTTGTTGCTTCGCCAGCAGTTGTTGGAGCAAACATGATTAGTGCTCGTGTACCAGTTGTTGGAAGCGTTGCAGTAAACTTTGCAACTCCAAAATCTGAAAGTGTAATACCAGTTGTTGCTGTTGCTGAAGCAAGTGTTGCTGTTGCAGCAAATACTGTTGCAGTAATTGACGTACCAGTAGTTGGTGCAGACACCTTGTTGCCAAATACGTCTGTTGCTGTAACTAAAATATCTTGCTTTGTTCCAGCAGCACCAGATACTGGAGCAGAAACTGTTAGGTTATTAATTAAACCAGCAGTACCCTGTACGTAGTAAGTAAGAGTTGTTCCACCGTTGGTGATTACAACTGTACCAATTGCTGTTGTCTTTGTGTAGACATAAAAAGTTGCTGTTGTTCCTGTACCAGTTGCAACTGTCAAAGATGAAGATCCTGATGTTGCTCCTACTGGTGCAGCAGTTGTGTGTAGTGCAGACACGATTGTTGCATTTGTTGCTACTACAGAAACTACTGTTCCTGTGTCAACTGTTGCGACAAACTTTAGTGCGTCAGCAACGTCAATTGTGTTGTCTGCAGGTACTGGCAATGAAGCAGGCGTAGCAATTGCTGAAGCAGATGACTTATCTGTGTTACTTGCTCCAAGAGTTACTGCGACTGTCATTACAGCAGCGTTTGCAGGCGTTGCCACGATTGTGCCCAGAGTCATGGCTGCAACCATGGCTAGGGCGATTTTCTTAAATGAGTTCATTTAATGTATTCCTTTTCTATTTATAGTGTTTTTAGTCCATCCAAATAATCTTCGATGTCTTTTATTTGGCTAGGTTTATATTGTATCACATTGCGACTATCCAGGTCAAATTGCTCTTCTGGAGTCTTTGGTCTGTCTTTAAAGGTGTGAACCTCTACTTCAGTGTCTATATTTTTTGGAGTATGTGATATTGCCCCAAATATTGCTCCACACACAGCATCAGCCAAGTCCTTTGACTTTTTGCGGGGGTGGTCAACTCTGTCATTTTTCATAATCTTTAATTGTGTTAGTTCATCAAATAATAAATCAATTGCAGGCATAGCAAGTCTTTCCTCGTATACAAGCATAGCCATATCTTCATAATGTTTTTTAGCAACAGAAACAGTATCAGTATTCATTCCTACTTGCTTTAGTTCATTTTGAATATCAAATGATTGCCAACGGTCAAAGGAAACCATTCCAATATCAAACCCTATTCTTCTAAGGTTCTGAATCCATTGTTTAACTTCTGAAAGATTAACTGGGCCTTCAATCTTTGGTTCCCACCATGCTACTGCATCTACTACTACAATTGGTGCTACTTGTTCATAGTTATTAATGACTTGTATGTTTACCCATTTTTCTACATGTGCAATAGCAACAGCACACTTATCGTGCTTCTGGGCAAGGTCAGCGTGTACATAATATTTCTTAGTTGGATCTGGTTTAAATGCTTCATCAAACCTTCTAAAGTTATCTACAGGGTTTCTAAGTGTCATACAAGATCTAACCTTTTCGTGCTGCTTAAAGAATGCATCAGAAGCAAAAGTTGGTACGCATGTAAAGCGCATCATTGCATCTCCAAGGTCAGTCATAAAAGCAATCTTAAAATCATCAATCTGTCTTGTTGGGTTTACTTCCCATGTAGGTCTTTTTAGTGCAAAGACTCCTGGGTATTTGTATGAGATGATGTGGTCTTCATCCCAGGAAATTTCAAACTTATTGTTTGGGTCTGTATCAGGTAGCAGTGGATTAATAATAAACTCGTGTGTTCTTTCAATTACTTCTTTCTCAGCAACAACTGCGTCGTATTTCTCTGAGATATAGTCTCCTGGGTATCTTGGGAATGAAAGCAAAACAACTTTGCCAAGGTCTGGGAAACGAGAGTCTACTGATCCACGGAAAGCCTTGTAGATATTCTCAGCAGTTTTTCCTTGTTCGTTACCTGTTCCAACTTCAGATGCAAATCCAGAGATCTCATCAAGAACTGCAAGAAGAAGGTTTAACCCCTCATGGGATTCTCTTTCTGAGTGTCCAGAGTAAACAGTTATAGACTTATCAAACTCAACTGAGTCTGCTTTTGCATAATACTTTCCAGCAAACCATGGGGATTTTTCAATCTTTGATTTAAAACCTTTAAAGAAAACATTCTTAGCCTGCTGTGCGTTAATAGCCACATTGATTAAGTCAATGGCATCTCCTGACGGCTTACCAAAATACTTTGCTGGGTCTTTTAAACATAATAGTTTATATACAATATATGCACACGATACTGTAGATACAAAGTCTTTACCAGATCCCTTGCCAAGTTGCAGAATAATCTCATTCTTAGTATATTTATCAAAGTATCTTATGCCTTCTTCTTCTCCCATTATATCAATGAGATCTTCTTTGCGATATATCTGACTCATTGCTTCTACAATATCGTACTGAATATCAGAAAGTGGAGGCTGACCTAAGTATTTTTCGCCCTCAACAAATGTTCTTGCATTTACAGGTGTCTCTTGAAAATGGTTATCTTTAAGCACTTCAAGAAAATCATTGAATGTCGTGGACAACCGTAATCACCTCGTTGTCTTTTGCAAACGAAGAAAGTCTACGCATTATCTCATCACGAACCTGTGGATACTCAGATGCAATATCTTTTAATATTAAAACAAGAACCTCTTGGCGTCGCTCAATCTCCATCATTTCTTCTGCAAGTTCTTTGTTCTCAAGAAGACCAGCCTTTTGTAGCATATCAATACGCTTAGACTCAATATCCATTACAAGTTTAATTGCAGCAGTCTTTGCGCTAAGGTTATTAGTCATGGATGCTTCATCAATAACTTCGTATGTACGAGAAACCAACTTACTGTAATGTGTGTCTGCAGCAGCAAGTGCCTCTTTAGCACGGGCACGAATAGCATCATTAGCAGATGCCATGACTTTCCATTCGTTAATTAATGTCACAACTCTTTGTCTTGGTATTGCAAGTTGTTTTGATATTACAGTTGGGTCATTGCCTTTTAGGTATTCTTCTACAACTTGATTTACTTGATCAAGGTGCTTAACTAGATCTTCTTCAGTTGACATGTTTTAACTCCCTTGCTATTTTTAATAGTATAAGATAGCCAATCAAATCGTCAATATCATTGTCACCAATGAATGATCCACCTCTAGTAATTCTAGACAGTTTGTCATCAATTCGAACATGTAACTGTTCAATGTTATCAGAAATAGAAAAAATACGAACTGGGTTTAGTGCTGAGTCTCCGTAGGATTTATTTTTTGTAATAAGCATGTCCTTAATCTCATCACAAACTTGACCAATGGTGAACTGTGTCTCAGAACTCATCATCTATCTCCTCTTCTAGATCCCAATCAAATACTTCTGGAATTCCTTTTAGCGCAGCAAACGCAAAAGCAAAACCAACAGTACCTGCTATAGCAAGTGCTATAAATGCTTTTTCAACTTTACTCATCGTCTTGATTTCCTTAATCCAAATTTAGCAAGGTATACATAGATAGTTTCCAATGAACACCCACACTCCTTTGCAATTTCCTCTGGCGTCTTTTTATCCATAAGGTAACGCTTACGCATAAAAGTTTCACTTGTATATAGTTTAGCAGCCATAATATTATTTGTCAACTCCAATTGCTTTCCCCCAGTTTTTTACAGCCCAATGACCAATGCCACAAGCATCTGCAACATCGTTATCAGTAATAGTTCTATCATAGATTGTATTAATAAATTTTATTGTTCTTTCTTTACGTAGATTTCTTTCGTAAGCCTTATACCAAGAAATAGATTTTGCTGGGTGTTGATACCTTATAACAACCTGCTCATCTTTTGATATTTTTTTATTACCTATATAGTTTTGCCAAGTGATTGGTGAAACCGTTCCGATTACTTTAGTTCCAGATTGCCCTGCTGCGCCAAGAATTGCTCCTTGAACTAAAGCAAGGTCGGCAGCCGTTTTTGGACTATTCATAAACACTGTATGCTCAATAATAATTGCTTCAAACCCACCATAGTAATCAAAGAATGCTTTTATTTTTTTACCTGCATCCATAACTTTTTCATAGGTATTGTTTCCTTCAAAATTAATTTTACCAACAACACCAAGATCTTCACCATTAAACAAAGAAAATGCCATGCTGTTAGTACTGGCATCAATAGCGCAAATTGTATGTGGCTTAACCTCTAGCCCCCACTTATTTTTTACCATTTGTTTTTCCTTTTATCTGTTTAATTGCTTTGATAACTGCATCAGGATTTATACTGCAAGATGAACAAACTAAGTCATCATTGTATATAGAAAGTGGAGTTAAACATGACTTGCAAAGTCTTGTTTTTCCCTTTCTTTTTTGCCTTTTTGATTGCACATATCTTATTGCAATTTTTTCTTTTGTTGCGATATCTCTACAGTGTGGAGAGCAATATATCTGATAAGATACAGTGGGCTCAAACTGATTGTCGCAGCATTTACAATTGTTCACCGAGAATCTCCAAGGGTGCTATTTTTAACACGCCTGGACCTGCAGACTCACATGCTTTTTTAATTGGGCATGACTTGCATATCTTGGAGTTTGATCTATAGTTTTTGTTTGGCAGGGTTCTGTCTTCCCATGTCTTGCGAACTAATCTCATCCAATCAAATGCCTGGTCTACCCACCGACGGTAATGATCGTTTACATCTACAGGGATCAAAAGGAGTTCATGATTATTTTTATTTTCATAAATCATTACACCAACTGGTCTCTTTAAGATTTTCATATAGATAAGTAACTGCATTAGGTGACCATTCTTGGCCTTACCAGATGCCTTTCTATACTCGAATCCTTCGTTCATCATTGTTTTAATTTCACCAATGAGTTCTTGGCCTTGCCAATCAAACATAACATCGCCATATCCAAAGATAGGGGGATCTTGATTTATAATTTTAAACTCTGTAGTGGCTTCGTTATTCTCATCACGATAAACTTTTACCATTCCAGCGTTCAACATTGCATTTTGAATTCGTGCATGTGATAGTGTTCCTGCAGTCATGTTGGCTGCACCATAAGCATCTGCGTTGTCTTCAAACATCTGACCGTCAAAAGCAAGATACCAATATCTAGCACATTCTCCGTGCCCGTAAGCAATAGTTGATGGAGCAAAAGTCTTTTTTGTTGTATGCTTATCTACACGAGTAATCGTATAGCCTTCTTTAATCTTTGCCTCAAGCCCTGCTATATCTATAGGATGAATTGGCTTTTCTTCTGGCTTTATCATTACCGTATGCAATAAATTTTTTGTCATCATTTCTCGTTTCTATTAGTATAAGTATAGCAGATTATCGGGTTATGTACTTTAGTGCAGACACCAAGTTATTTAACGACTCTGCTGCCGTATAATAAAGATTCTTTTTGCCGCGATCTGATTTGTCAACATTAGCCATCCATGTTGCCTTAAATGCCATCTTTGCTGCTATTGCTTGAAGTCTTACAATCTCTATATGTGCTACATTTAAAGGAATGTCTGGCTTAATAATTATCTTAGCAATAAATGTTAAAGCAGTAGTCAACTCCTCATCTTGCATGTAGTCTGCAATCTCTGCCAAACCATTTACCATATCTATAGTTGTTTGTTGTTGTTCCATTATTCCTCCACTAGATCTTCTAATATACTCATCTCAATTATAGCAAGTCTTACTTTAGAGTTACCCTCGCCCATTACGACTACTATGGCTGGGTCCTTTCCGTTCTTCATGGCATCGGTAGTAGCCTTTGCCCAAACCTCTTTATTTAATGTAAAAGATTTTCCGACCTCTTTAAAGTCTACAACAAAGTTTTTCCAAGATGCATCTCCTTTTTGAGTATTACGTCCAGAGTTCTTGTGCTGTTTAGCACCTATCCTCTTGGACTCACTCTTCTCTGTCATTGCCTTTGTATTTCTGCTTGCCAAACTTAACTGTACTAAGATGTTTATTTGGACACATCCATGTTGCTGTTTTTGTTTCTGGGTATAGCCTTAGAGATCTAACATCATTTTTGCATTCATGACAAATAAACTTTCCATTGTAAACAGTAAAGTTAGCCACTGAGTTTTGCCTTGATTGATTCTTGCAAATCAAGATCCTCTCTTACACGATTAACAAATGCCTCTTTGCCTTGGACTTTTGATCCATCAGGAAGAATGTACCATGCACCTGTACGCTCTACGATACCATTTAATTCAGCAGTAGTAACAAGATCACCGATGGTGTCAAGACCAATATTATTACCTCTAAAATAAAAATCATACTCGCCAGATTGAAACCCTGGGGAGGTTTTTGAGAACTGGAGTTCCCATTTAATAGTTCTACCAATTTTTTCTTCAATTAATTTGTCTCCTACCTTAATCTTTCCTTTAATCGCTTGATTGTCTGACTCGGAACTAAATAACTTAACAATGCAAGAAGAATAAAACTTAGTAGCCTGACCACCAGAAGGCTGCTGGCTAGTATACATAGCGTTAATATTATTGCGAGACTGGGAAATAAGAACAAGAAGAGTAGGCTTAACCTTGTTGTTAGCATAATTAAGCATTTTCCATGCGTTACTAAAGTCACGAGATTCTGCCCCAATCTGCTTTGTATTTTCTAATGCCTTCATCTCATCTGTATCTTTTTCAAAATAGATTGCTGGAAGCATTGATGTAATAGAGTCTACCACGATTAAGTCAACACCAGCGTTCATTAATCCAACACCTACATCTACCATGTCACTAATAGTTCTTGCTTGTGAGTAGATTAATTTTTCTGGATCTACCCCAAGAGTTCTAGCCCACTCTTCTGAGTATGACATTTCTGAATCAATCCACGCACATAATTTTCCTTCTGCCTGTGCTAAAGCAATCATCTGAAGGCACATAGAGGACTTTGCAGAAGACTTAGACCCCCAAATAAGAACTTGTCTACCATATGGCAAACCTCCTCCTAGAGCACGGTTTAAACCATAACTTGGTGTTGGCTGATACTCATAACTAATACCAACCCCACTGCCTAATCTCTTTCTTAACTTAGGATCAAGTTGTGCTAAAGCCTCTTCTATACTAACCGACATGTACATCCTCCAATGTTACTGTTCCGTCTTTTGTCTTTCCAAAATCAAACTTATAAGATTTTCCTTCTTCAATGTGCATGTATGCTTTTGCAAATGATGTAGGGAAAACTGTAATAGAATGCAAGTCTCTGCTTGTATCTGCAAGTGTCAGAGATGCCATTTTTTTTCCTGTCTTTGTAATTCTTGGTTTAAAAGAAACTACAAACATTTCATCATCTTTATATGGTAACTGCTTGTAACTTAAGAACTTTACAAGTGCGTGAGATGATTCTTTTATTTCATCTGAAGGTATGAAAGAAACAATCCTGTTGTCATTACACAAAAGCAGATAAGAACGACCTGTCTCAATAATCGTATTTTCATCGTCAAATATACCGACACTGCCAGTTTTGTCCAAAACTTCAACTCGTGACCATCCTGTTCCTCGCTTAATTGATTTTACCATACCCATAAAAATGTATGATCCTTTTTCTTCAAAGTCAACAATGTCCTGAATAAATGCATAGTAATGAGAAGGAATAGTAATATTAAACTCTGGAAGGTTTAAGTATTCATATAGGTTCTCTTTAATCTCCTGATCATTTCTAGGATTATCATTAAAGGTTGCTGCGCCTATTGCTCTTAGTGCTTGGAGTGCACGACTGTTTACTCCATTTCCTTTGGTAAATGTAAATTCCTCAAGTTCTTTGTACGAATTGAATGGTCGTGCAGATATGTATCTTTCACCAATTTTGTCAGATATGAACTTGATAGCACTGAGTCCAAACCGAATGCCTTTACCCTCAATCTTAAAATCAATATCCGAATCGTTAATGTGAGGTAACTTAACGCTAATGCCCATTCTTTTTGCTTCAATAAGGTATTCAGTTCTTGCATCTTTGTCCTTTTCATTTTTTAGCACTGAGTACATAAACTCAAGTGGGTAATAATACTTTAGCCATGCTGTCCAATAGGATAGCGTTGAGTATGCTACTGCGTGAGACTTGTTAAATGAGTACCCTGCGTGAGCCTCAAAGTCATGCCATAAATCACGAGCAAGGTTAGGAGAGATAAACTTTGATGCACCCTCTACGAACTTCTCTTTAAACTGATCAAATTCTTTAGCATCTTTTTTCTTTCCAATGATCTTTCTAACTTTATCTGCTTCCGACATGGACATACCGCCAAGGTGTACGCATGCTTGCATAACTTGTTCTTGGTAAAGAATACAACCATAAGTGTCCTCCGTAAATTCTTTTAATACTTGGTGTGTATAAGATATATTTTGACGACCATGCTTACGATCAACATAGTCTTTTCCAATAGTATTCATTGCACCTGGACGAACAAGAGCATTAGACGCTGCTAGTTCATTTAGGTTCTTAACTCCCATCTTAACAAGAAGGTTTGTGTATGGTGCTGCTTCACATTGGAAGACTCCTTTTGTGTATCCATCAGAAAGCATCTGATAAACATTTGCATCGTCCATCTTAATCTTAAGAAGGTCAATCTTTTTTCCATCTCGCTCTTTAATTATGTCAATTGTATTTTTAAGAACAGACAAAGTTTTAAGACCTAAAGCATCAATTTTAATTAAACCAATTCTTTCAGCCTCTTCCATATCAACACCAACTACAGGAATTCTTTCATCAGAACCAGTAGACGATCTTGTTTCAAGTGGTGCGTATCTAAAGATTGGCTCTTTGCTTGTTACTACGCCTGCTGCGTGAATACCTGTACCACGAATGCGACCACGAAGTTGTTCTCCATAGACTTCTACTTCTGGATACTTTTGACGAAATTCATATGTTGATTTTGATGTGCAGAAATCATCCCAGGAGTCTACAGTTTTTAAAACCTTATTAACATCTGATAAAGGAATATTTAATACTCGTGAAACATCTCTAACAATTCCCTTGCCAGTAAACTCAAGGAAGGTAGCAATAGATGCAACATGTCGATACTGTCTAACAAGATAGTCTTTAACTTCTTCACGACGAGTATCCTGAATATCTGTATCAATATCTGGGAAGTCATTACGTTCTGGATTAATAAAACGGAAAAACAAAAGATTGTGCTCAATAGGATCAATGTCTGTAATCTTTAATGCATAACAGACAAGAGAACCAGCAGAAGAACCACGACCTGGGCCAACCATAATCTCTTCCTTCTTTGCCCAGTTGATCATGTTACTTACAACAAGGAAATATGGAGCAAACTTTTTATCCTTAATAATCTTTAACTCTTCTTCAAGTCTGTCAAGATACTCTTGGTTTTCTGACAAACCTCTTTCTACCAAACCTTCTAATGCAGCCTTTGCAAGTTCTTTATCAGGACCCTTGTACTGTACTGGTAGCAAGTCTAATCCTTCTTGAATTCCATAGTCTCCTACTGTCTCTGCTAATAGGATTGTGTTTGAGTATATGTCAGGTCTATCAATCCCCTGCGATTCCATCGCTGCTTTAATCTCTTCATATGAGAGCAGGTGAATATCAAACTTATTAAATGTAATCTGACGGTCTTCGCCATAAAGATAGTCAAGGCGTTCCATCATGCTGCCTTTTTTCTTTGACTTCTCATATGTTGCATCTTTTACAAACTTACCGTGTGTGTTCATAAGCAACTTAAACTCTTGCACTTCTTTTTGTGATGGATCAACATGGTGGCAGTCTGGTGTTACAACAACCTTGATTCCAAACTCATCTGCAAGTTCAATTAAATATTTGTTAATCTGTGCATCATTGTGAGGCATGACTTCAATATAGTAGTCATCTTTAAAGCGTTCCTTGAACCAAGATATATACTTCTTGGCAAGAGCAAACTCTTCTTCTTCTAATGCTTTTACAAGCACACTACTTGGACAAGCAGAAGTAACAATAATTCCTTCTTTATACTTTTCCAAAATAGTAAAATCAAATCTTGGCTTCTTAAAGAAACCATCTGTCCAAGATAGTTCACTAATCTTGTTAAGGTTTTCTAAACCAATTTGATTCTTGGCTAGAAGGATAATGTGGTTGTAGACAAGATCTTGCTGACCTTCTCTTTCAGACTTATCTCTTGTATCAGATATGTCTGCACACATGTATCCTTCTAGACCTAGAATTGGCTTAATGCCATTTGCTTTTGCAATACGGTGCAGTTCCCTATGCCCAGATAAAGTACCGTGGTCAGTGATGGCAATTGCTGGCATCCCTAACTCAACTGCACGGTTCACGTATTCTTCTGGAGTAGCAATCCCATCAAATAAACTAAAATGGGTATGGACATGTAAGCCTACGTAATTCATATTACCAATCTGCGTTGGTAGATGAAGTTACAGATGGACCATCAAAGCCCAAATAGTATGCTTCTTGCTCTGCATAAGGAATCTTCTTAAGTGCTGACTCAAGAGGATAAGGTTCAACTGTTCCCCATGCAAATGGTTCCTTATCTGGTGCTGCTGGAATAAGTGTGTAATTAGTTTCAGTTCCCTGACCATTACGCTTTAACTTCCATAGTACGTTTGAGATGCTTCCTGTTTCAAGAGCATACTCACGAATTGTGTTGAATGATGATTGCTTGCTGATGCCCATTGACCAGATTGCAACATATGGTGCTTCAATTCCATCATCAACTAATACGTTGCAATAGAAACGAAGGCGACCACGCCAACCTGCTTTTGGATCTTTACGATGCATTTCTTCTGCCCAGTCACGGCCTTCAGATTCCAATGTGTCTACAGCCTTACGCTTGTAGTCCTTTGGATTTACGTGTTCTTTAACAACAAGTGCTAGTCCACGACCTTCATTATAGTTTGCTGAGTCTTCATCAAGTTCTTCGATAAATCGAATCTTAACTGATTGTCCGTCAGCGAGTTTTAGCCATTTTAACTTTGGCCCGTCGTTTTCATACTTTGGCTTGTCGAGCAGGGCATTAATGTTCTTGAGTCCCTTTACTACGCTCATATATTTCTCCTTTGTTTGTTATATTAGTTTAGCATAAGAGATATTGATTTGTCAAACTGGAACTCTAAATTCTTAAGTTCTTCGTCGGACATATCTCCAATATCTTTATACTGATTGTTTAGTTTAATAACAGAAACACGAGTAGAAAGTTTTTCAACTATCCTATCTTTCATGTTTCCTCCTGCCTCATCGTTATCGGCAATAACAATAATGTTATTGAAATACTTTTGAAGCAATTCTGTTTGTATGTTTGATACGTTTGCACCCAAGGTTGCAACGGCTGGAAGACCTACTTGGTCAAGCCTTATTGCATCAAATGATGACTCCACTACATACACTCTATCAGACTTTTTTACTCTATGCAAGTTAAATAATGTTTTACTTTTTGGAAGTCCTGGAGTATTCTTAAAATCTTTTCCTTCAATAGATCTGCCAACAAATCCAATTGGAATCCCATCTGGGCTATGGACTGGAACGGTAACCATATCTTGCTTATCAGAATAGCCAAGTGAAAACTTTGCCCAGGACTGCATCTCTATGTGTCTTGATTTAAAATAATTTTTTGGTCTATCTAATAAAACTAAATTGTTATAAAGTCTTTTTAATATATCTATGTCAAATTGTTTAAACTCTTCTTCAACTATTAGGCTTTTATTTATGTCATCAACAAGATTACTTAATTTTTCTTTTGATTTAATATATCTTGCTGATTCAAAATAGGTTCTTCCAGAAGTGTGCATTATTAGTTCAAGAAGGTCTGCTGTTTTCTGACAAGAAAAACAAAAGAATAAACCGTTTGATTTATGTACTTCTCCTGCTGGGGTTCTGTGGTTGTTGTGAAATGGACAAAAGACTATATAGTTATCTGATAAATCAGACTCAATATCTATACCCGATCCTGTAAGGACTCTTTTAACTTGGTCTGCGGTATAAAGATTGGATTCGTTCCGTCTATTCCTGCTATCCATTCGCTTTTCCTTTTCCCTGCGTAAACTGCCTGTATTGATAATTCAAATTCGTAAAAGTTCTTTTTATCATTATATCGTATAGTGAAGTCTGGGTCAAGGTCAAGCCTTGGCACATACCCGCTTAGTTTCATTTCTGAGACTAATAATCTTACATATTCTATTTTAAGTCTACCAATCATAGAGTCGTCATGAATTACTCCATCAAGATAAAACTTTTTTATAGGTTTATGATGATAGAACGTAGGTGGTAAAGACTCCATGTTTTCTGACATATCATATTATAACTACTTATCTTCAAAATCTTTATATCGATAGTATCCCTTGTCAAAATCACATTGAACTAGGAAATCTCCCATAAACCCATTACGGTTTTTTCTAAAGGCGCATTCAATGATATCGCTATTAGTCCCACGGCCAAGAGCAAGCACCCAGTCTGCATCGTAAGCAATCTGTCTAGACCATGCAGTTTGACCAAGTGTCGGGACTGAAGATAGATCATTAACATCATCTGGTGTAGCAGAAGAAATAGCAATAATAGGAACTTCTTCTCCAATAGCCATTAGTTTGAGTTCTCTTGAAAGGTTCTTCATTCGTACCGTTTCATTATCTGACTTCTGATTAGGAGCCATTAACTGAAGGTAGTCAACGATTACAAAGTCTGGTTTGTATTGATCAATCTTTCCACGAAGAACGGAGGGGTTAATTTCCCCACCCTGGTCATTTGATATGATGTGAAATTCTGGCTTGCCTTTAAGATTTTTTTCATGCCATTCTTTTAGCATGTCCATCTCAACTTCGCCATTACTTAATTTTCTATGAGACCAACGACCTTCACCCATAATTGTAAATACACGATTACGAACTTCTGTCTCAGACATTTCAAGACTAATGACTAGAGGGCTTTTCCCCTGCTTCCATGCTTGAACTGCAAAGTATAATGCTAACCAAGATTTTCCAATACCTGGATATGCTAAAAACACTCCAAGTTGGCCAGGCATAATTCCTGAAGGAAGGTAGTTATCAAACCCTGGCAGTCCAGTCTTAATACCAACATGACCAAGAAGTTGTTGCTTTTTTAGATTTTCAAAGTAAGCAACGGCAGACTCAAGATCCGTAACATCAATATCACGAATTGCAGATGTATTCTTTTTTAATTCTGATGTCTTTGTAATTAAATCATTTAATGCAACAACGCCCTGATTATTTTGAACATTTGTTGCTGCTGACCTTAGAATATCTTTTAGGCTATCATTTAAATACTCACCCTGAAGTTCTTCAAGGTGGTGCTTTGTTGCTCCTACGCTTGCTACTGGTTCAAAGTCTCTAAACTTTTCTGTAACTAATTCTGCTGGAGGCAAGGATGCATTAGCCTCAAAATATAAACGAATAAACTCCCAAATATCTCCATGGGTTCTTAATAAGTTATCAACATTGGCTTGAAGAAGAACATGCATCTGCTTATCTTTAAGCACTGCTGTAATAAGTTTTGACTCTGTATTATTCACTTAGCCACTCCTTTGCCATTCTTCTACGCTCTGCTCTTTCTAAACTGTCTTTTATATTATCTTTTTGTGCCTTTAATATTTTTTCTGCGTTATATGCAAAGTAGTTCCAAGAGGGGTTCTCTGCAACTGAAAAGTAATACTCAAGTATATCGTAACACCCTGGTAGTGTGTATGATTCAACAAGAGCATCGGAGGCCCACTGTTCTACATTTAAGTTAAGGGATGGCTTAGATTCGTACCTTGCGGTATGATACTTACTGTATCTTGAAAGCAAAGCCATACGGTCTTTGCGTTCTACCATTATGCTTCGGCAGCCTCTTCTTGTGCTTCCCTAATTTTGTCTGTAAGTTTATCTTCAACAAACTTGTAAACACGCTCAAAAGCCTGATCAACAGTCTCTCCACTCTTGCGAGAATCTGAAACGCCAAGATCAAGTCTTAGTGATTGAAAGTTGCCAAGGTTAAGTGTGTACCCAAGTGTAACGGATACCTTTGTCTCTTCGTTTTCCATTTTATACCCTTCGTTAAATAGATTCATTCCACACTGGAATAAATCGTCCATCTTTAGTTCTCGTATATGTAAGTATACCGTCTCCTATGCGCCTTGTCAACTCTTGGCTTGTAGGAGTCATGTTATTTGTTATTAATTTGTCTTTTCTTAATTGTACTTAAATGTATCAAATTCCCAGGCCCACTCATGTGCAATATCTTGCATCTGCTTTTCTGAAAACACATCTTTTGGAGTTATTTCTTTTGGCCTATGATTTTTTTGATATACATTTAAATCTAAATGCAATCCTTTGGGCTCTAAAATTTGATTAATACCTGGCTCAATGCCATCTTCATATTTAATAACATTTTTAACCTGAATAGTGCCATCCTTTGAGTATAAATCTTTTGTGCTTTTTAACCACCCACGCCAATCTTTTCTTAAAGTGTTTTCAAAATATTTATTTACAAAGTCAGGTCTATCTCCAGATAAATAGTTTTGCATATTACCTGTATACTCTATCTGCAAAAAGAAATCTGATAAGACTGTATCGTATGGATTTCTGACTACAACGCATGAATCTACTTCAGATAAATTTTCAATTAGTGCTTCTAATTCTGAATATGGGATATGATTAAAAAATTTTTCATGATTTCTTGGACTATGTCTTTCATCTATTGGATATACTGGTGTTACAGCAGCATCTTTATCCATTATTTGAGATAAACAAATTTCAGTTGAAGACCCTCCAACTTTTTTGTTTTTTAAATATAAAAAATTATATTTTTTTGAATATATCATTTAATGCGTCCAGTTTCGTTTTTCATTACCACACCCATTTCTAAATTATATAGACTCATTCCATACTGGAATAAATCGTCCATCTTCAGTTTTCCTATAAGTAAGTATACCATCGCCCATTCTTCGTGTCAACTCTTGTTTGCTAGGCGTAATATCATTAGTAATTAATTTATCTTTTCTTGGTCGACCAATATGATATGAAGCAAGTATATCACGTATCTCTTTTACTTGCGATTCTGAATAATATGATCTTACCTGAAACCCTCTTGCTCCACCTTTTTGAGATCCCGTTGGAAATGGAATGACTCCTCGTTTCATTAGTGATGGCATATATTTTTTATGACGATTAACTAAATCAGCAGTCTGACCTACCGTGTATGCTCGCTCTCTTTTATTTCTAAAATCATTAATTAAACAACTTTCAATTTGATCTTTGTTTATATTATAAACAGACATTATTCCATTAGAGTGATTGTAGTGATGTATTCTAACTAGGTCTCCATTAAGAAACCAAACTTTTTTGTTACCTGGTATTACAGGTGACTCATTGTACTTTTCGCTCTCAATAGTTCCCTTTTTAGTAACCATTGTCCCTCCAAAGTGTGGCTAGGTGGATGAAAAAATACTCTTACTCCGCAAGTCATACAATATACTTCTAGATGGTTAATCTCAGTATATTGCCTATCTATGAACATTCTTCCCTTACATTTTTTGCATGACATCATTAATTTGGTATTCCAATAATTATTAGATTAATACCAATACTTGTGTCGCCTCCAGCATTAAATTTAACTGTACCCTCAACTTTAGAAGTTGAGACACTTTTTAATGTAACTGTAACATCTTTACCAGCATCAGTATTTCCAACGTTAACTGGTGTTGCTGTTACCACTGGTGCAAACTTAAACTCGCTTGAAAAATCATAAGAAAATGGCTGAGAAGATCCAGCAGTCTGTGTTGCGCTTGTTGTAACTTGAACATACCCACCAATGATTCTTGCCTCAGATGCTTTTACGCTTTGTTTTCCAGCGTTAGGCGTGTCTATGGTTACATATTTATATGCTGATGGTGATACCTGAACAGAGAGATCATTAATAGCCTTAACAATCTGATAGATATATGTTACATCTAGTGGTTGACCTCGCTCTGGTACGGGTAATATTGCCATACTATAATTATACCAGACTTACGATTCCAGAGTCATAGACTTCTAAGTTTTCTGTAAGTGCTGGATTAATAGATGATATTTGAACTATAGCCCTTACTGACTGTGTTCCTGTTTTTAAAAATGAATAGTTTTGTGATCCAGATGTTCCTAGATAAGACGGAGTTGCTCCATCAAACCCTACAAAGATATCATAGGTTATTTGTATTGAAACTTCTCCTACTGCCCAATTTAGAAAAATTGTATTACCAATAATATTAAGATCTCCTGGGCCAGTAACAACAGCCTCAGAACCAAGAATAAATATTTTTGAATATGCTGACTTTCTGTTTTTATCTTCTGCTATTAATCTAAATCTTAAAACTCTTGAATTAGACGATGTTACTTTTCCAAGTAAATCTTTTTTAATAATAACATTTTTTATTCCTTTGTCTGCCATTATCCAACATCCAAGGCAAATCTAAACTCAATATAGTTTGTTGTGTTTGCTGATTTTATAATTGGTTTTGCACCTACACTTTTAATTACAGAGTATCCAGTAAGTCCATACAAAGAATTTGTAGAAGTAATATTTTCAAGTCTTAGCCCATCTAAACAAACATAAAATAAGTCAGAAGGCAATCCAGCCTCTGTTACGCAAGCATAAATTTTTGCTACAGTAACTTCTCTCCAGTCAAAGTTATCTGTTTTGTTTAAATCTTTAAGTGCTTTTGTAGCAACAACGTATCTGTTTAAAGCAAAATTTGTTTCTTTTACTGCTGTTCCAGCAGAGTATCCTACATCATCAATATCTACCTCAAACCTTGCATACTCTTGTGAAGAGTTTAAGCCAGTATAAGAAAATTCCAATAAAATTTTAACATTGTCTGGCACTGTATTGGAGTTGGCAACTTTATTAACAACAGAAAATGCTAATCTTAGTTCATCTAATGGACTATTTTTTGTAAGATCTACTGCTGTATCGTTTAGCCTTATGTATTTAGATCCAGTGCCAACTACAATTTTGCCTAACTGGTTACTTGTAAGGGTTGAATCATTTCCAACTATAGCAATAATATTATTTAAGAATCTACATCTTTCATTTCTTGCAACTCTGTCTGACTGAGTAAATATTCTATTGTCTGCATTTGTCTTAAATACATTGAGGGACTGGTTTATAATACCGTTTTCTGCAACACCATCAAGTGGTTCATATTTTGATTCTATATCAATTGCAGCAGAACCAAATGGTTGATATAGCCAGTTGTCAGTATCTGCAAAAGAATAAATTGTTCGGCTATCAAAAGATCCAGCAATTGGGTTTGACGCAGCAGAGAATATTCCAACCTCAGTAATCTCATATCTTTCTTCTGTTGGCAACTCTGCTGTTAATACTACCTTATCTATCCCGCCCTCATTTACAAATCCTCTAGAAATAATAGGAACACGAAACATCTCAAAATCTAAGGAATTCTTTAGTGCATAGTCTCCAAAAACACCCCCATCAGAAGCCACTGGGCTAGGCCCACAGCCCACAGCAATGTGTGAGGCATATGATTGTGTCTGACCCACAAGATACTTGGCTAAAAGATTTTTACCTATATTAGTTATCATTAATTACTCCCACTATGTATTGTATCATCAAAAATACTTCCACTGTTCAATATATTAATTTCTGCTTGCTCGCCCTCTTTGACATTAACTAAGTTAATAACTAGGTCTCCGCTTATCGGATCTATATAGACTGACTTACAGTTTGGCACTTTAACTCCATCCACCAGATCATATCCTGTACCACAAACTGGTAGATGGTCAAATATAGATAAAGATAAAGACTTAAGATACGAATCAGATGCCTGCAGTCTTAAAACATTATTTGGATTGTATTGTAGATATAAATCTGTTAAATTTTTAATCGGGGTATAAATAACCTTTTGCCCATTTACCAGGTCATGCCTAGATATAGTGGCAAGTTCATATCCTCCAATATCCTCAAATATAAGGTCTGTCATTATTTCAATAGACATGGCCTCATCATTTAAAAGAATTAAATCTGGAGTAGCAATTTTTACTGAGTTATCTTGAGATGCGCTTTCTGGATATGGAAGATTTGCTGTTGCGCTTGTTGTCATTATAAAACCTCACTTAAAAATACTGTCATGTCTGGACCACTTGGACCTCTTGAAAAATCAATATTATATACAACAAATCTGCTCAATGCATTTGATGCCATACTTATTCCATTTTCTTGATAGTCTAAACTTACTATGTCACCAAGTTGAATTGTAGGTATTGCAAATATTTTAACTCCGATAGACTTTCTTGGCTTTGATGTTTTTTCAACCATCCACTTCATTAAGTTTGAGGCTTCATCTTGTGATTGAATATATGGAGTAGTTAGTGAAAAATCTTTTTTCCCGTAAGTCATTCTACTTAATTTTATATCTTGATAATCTTGTTTAAATTTAAAAGGATTTGAAATTAATTTATCTGCAACAAACTGTGGGCTTGATTCAAGAGTATTCTTATTAAAATATTCATCAACTGTTAGGTTGTTATCTGACTCCTGTGTAAAAGTAATTCCCTGAATTCTTAAATAGTTCCCACTTGTTTCGTCTAGACTAAGCGCAGTGTCTGTTGCATTAAATATCATAAACTCAGCACCGTATGATCCTGCTCTAAAACCAGAAACGACATACCCCTTTATTTTATTAAATGTTGGAGAAATTTTTGCAGTTAATGCTGGATAAGCCTTATCATATTTAAAATTAAACACTGCTGCTTCTCTCATAATGCTGCCAAACTCTTCAAAATATATGTCATACTTTGGAGGTTCTGACGAACCAATTCCAGAAAGATATGTATTTTGTATTAAACCACTAATGGCATACTTTCTAAAAGACTCATTAGCGTCAATTTCAGAATCTCCGAATACAGAATTTACTGGTGCGCCCAAAGAAAATGATGTGTTTTGAGAATAGTTATTGCATAGTGCATAAACATTTTCAAACATTGCTCTTGAAGATCCTCTTGTAAATAATGCTATGTTAGAATATATAGGAAGTGGATCATTATCATCTACTGTTTTTATTAGTTTGCCGTTAATGTATAAGTAGAATCTTCTTGTCTTTCCTATGTCTTCATATTCTACTGCTAAATCATATACCGTTGGATTTTCCTCAGCAAAAACTCTTGACTGCCCAGTAAATCTTCCATCATCAACAGTAATTGTAGCAAGACCATCCCAAAGGCCAACAGGAATTGCCTTACTATTATCAGATTTTATTTTGTAGAAAAAAACATTACTAACGCTTTGTCTATCTGTTTCTGACAAATTACCTAGTCCAAGTGCTGCTATCTCAAAATAATATCCTACATTTGTTGTTGGATTTAACATTACTGCAATTCCAGCAGAACCACCCGCAACGTTAATATTTTTATCTGGTGTAGAACCATTTACAACATAGTAAGTTGAGGATCCATTGGTTGTCTGACCACGGTCTTCATTGCTTTCAATCTTACCAATAATTCTTAGTCTTGTTCCAAAGTGTTTATACTTTTTTCCTTCTAATGATTTATGAACATATGAAATAAAATTTCTTGGCTTTTCTTTAGTAGCAAAGTTTGGGCCAGTCAAAGAAAGTGCTGATGATTGAACTGAGCCTGGGACTTGTTGAGTATTTGTGGTTATCTCTCCCACAACAGAAGTTGACAGAAAGTTTTTAATAATTCCGCTTCTAGATGAAGTTCTTGCTAAAGCATCAGAAGATATTCCAGAGTCAGTTAATTTTCCAGATAATGCAACGGTGGTTGCAGGTAAAGTTAAATCTTTTTGAAACAAATACTCTGATGACATGTAACAACCTTTAACATTGTCATCTGATTTCCAGTAATCAGCAATTCCAGCATTGTGTGCAACAACAGTAGTTCCAAATTGTCCACGACCATGCTTTTGAACTTCTCCATTTTGTAATCTAATAACACCAGATTGCTCAAAATATTTTGGTTCAGAATAAATTCTTACAAGGCCAGTTGGATATATCTTTCCATTGAATGGAAGTTTAGAAAAATAATTTTGATAGTCTTCTGTAGAAGTTATCCAAACATTTCCAAAACCAGTAACGTTGTATTGAACTGCATCATATTTTATAATTTCTCCTTGTGAATAAAAATATCCATTATATCTTGTAATCCAATACGCTGCTTCACCAAGACTAAATGTATTATTAATTACAATGTTATTTTTTACAATTGGCACATCTGCTAAAAGATTAGAGTTTAGTGGTATAGCGCTAAGAACATATGCAGACTGCTTGTTTACTTCGTTATTTATTGACTTTGTATTTTCTGTTCCAGACACTTCCCACAATAGAGCAGGCTTATAAGTGTAAAATCTTTCATCATCTAAGAGGCTTGCTTGTCTTAAAGAGCCAATAGATCTTTGTATATGTCTTGTTGTGTAATTAATTACTCCATCATTGTATACATTGTTTGTCTGGCTAGATACAGAAATCACATTTGCAAGTTTAGCATTTGCAAGTGTTTTATTTTTAATTTCATTATCTTGAAACAGATCGTTAGTTCCCCTAAGTTCAAAGGTTGTTGGTCTTTGTTCTTTTGTTGGCATAATATAGTCTTTGCTCATCATAACAAAGTTATTGTATTCATCAAAAAACATTGCAGTTTGAGTTGATACCGCTAAATCTTGAAGAATTTGTGCAACGCTGTTGTCTGGCCCAACAAAGAAATATGGAATTATTGTTTCTTTTTCATTTGCCACTCTTCTAAATGTGTAATTAGAAAAACCAATATGGTCTAATAAAAGAGAAACAGCAGAACTTACAGATACTTCTGTCATTAATATTTGTGGTGCAGTTATTGATTCTAGATACCAATACATATCTCTTAAGGAAAGGGACACAGTTTTATTCATAAGATCCTGCTTGGGAAATGAATCGGCATATAGTGTTTTAATTGGAACCCAGTAATCCCAGCCTGCAACATCAACAATTACTTCATAAAACTTAAACTGAACATGTCTATTTATATATTTTGCTATAATACTTGACTGATTGTTTTCATTAAATGCTTGATCATAATCAAATATATTAATATTTCCATTAGATGCAATTAACTGCCCAACTGGTAAACCACTTAGCCCAAGATCTGATGCACTCTTATTAATTGAATAGTCTAAAGTTTTATCAGATACATTTAAAACAAGTCTTGGAGATATTTCTATAAGGTCAAAGGTTGAGTCTTTTACATTCATTGAGTCAACGACAATTCTAATTCCAGAGATGTATTCAAATTCTCGGTACTGTTCTTTTCCATCTAAGGATTTAGTAAATACATTTGGAGATGTAGCATCTACAACAAAGTTTGTAAGTCTGTCTACTGTCTCATCTTGGATATACCAACCATACTTTGGGGTTATGATTGTATAATCTGTACCGTTCCAAATATAAAACTTGCCTATATCGTTTTCATTTTCTTTAATAAGATAAGCATATCCAACTACAGACTGCTCGGGAAGCAAAGAAATACTTGAGTATACTTCTGCAAAAACAAAATTTGCTTTCCATTCATCTGGAACAATTAGTCCATAGGCTATTTCAACATATCCATCACTCTTGATGACGGATGATCCGTCTGCTCTTCGTATTGCTGGATTAAAAGATATAACATCCTGCCAGTTTGAATCTTTTAGGAATTGAATTTTCCATCTAGTTGGAACCTTTTGATTTAACTCTCCAAAGAATGGATCTGAAAATGCTCCAGTTGGGGACGAAAAGGGGCCTAGATTTTCTGTTCCAGTATGAGTTTGCATCTTAACAACAACTCTATTGGCTGGAATCTTTTCTTTATAGACAACAAAAGGACAGGCATCTTCTATAGAGTTTTGAGAACCTCTTACCTTTGAGGCAATCCCGTATTCTTGACCAGACTCTGTTCTGTATGAAGTCCAGTACTTAAACTTATCATTTTTATCTGGCATATAGTATCTTGGTCTGTCGGCCATGACTAGATTGGGGTGGTGCAGTTTCCCGTTCTCAAAGAACACTGCCTTGTTAATTCCAGACCTTGGTCTAAACTGATTAAAACATTCTTCTAAAGAATAAAGAGTTTTTAACTTTTCCTTCTTTGTCAAAAATGTTGTTGGAATGTCGTCATTGTCAAATGTTCCATCTACTAAAACATCTGCATCTGTCGCTCCTGTATAAAAATTTCCAGCATCATTAATATCAAAACTTGTTGGAAGTGAAGCATAAAGAGAAGAAGACTCTGTTGGTCTATATCTATAGTTACCAATATGTTTTATATTGGTTGGTATGTTCATGTTCCATTCTGCTGTTATTATTGACTTGTTTCGTACCGTCGGAGAAGTCTCTAAAAATGTTTGCAGTTCTTTATCTTCAAACATTATACTTCTTCCAAAGTTATTGAGACGTTCCAGTAATCAAACTTAGTTCCTCTTTTTTCAACAGAATATGAAAAATCACTAATAAACATTTCTATAAGTTGATTGTATTGTCCAAGGTGGTCGTATGGTTCTGGTGTTCCACTAAATATACCCTTTCTATCGTAGGCAAGAAATACCCAAAAAGATCCTTTATGTGAGTCATACCACTCAAGCATATCTGCTCCACCTGCGCCTCCATCAGTTGTATAGGATACATATGGAGAAACTCCAGTAGCAGTATCAAAACTTGGAATGTTTGCATGGGATCTAGACGGAATTAAATTCCAACTTGTACTTAGTGTTATTTTATCTGCAATGTGATATGATCTCATGCGACCATTAATCATTCTTTCACGCTTTTCAATTCTTTCTTCTGAAAAATCAAGGGGCTGTCTATTATCATCAGTAATAAACAAGAATTGATCTAGAAGGGTTTGATCTTCAACATCTTCTGGGTCTACTCCAACTTCATACCCATAGGGAATGTACAAACCATCTTTAAGAGTGCCAGAGTTTTCAGACCACAGCATACCGCTTGGTCTGTTATATTTTTTACGACCCTGAACATAGGTGACTCTTGGATCAATTTCTGGCATTTAATGACACCCCTCTAATTCTTCTATCATCAACTTGTTTAATTGTTGACATTACTGCTTGTGCAATTTCATTTGGATTAGCATTTGTTTTTGCATTAACAGTTAATGTATATGTATTATTATACACTGCTCCACCAACTGATTCGCCATTATTTATTTTTCTCATAGTATCTACGCCATAAGTATCTACAGCATACTTACTCATTATAAATTCTCCTGGAGTTAACATTGCTGGAACTGTATCTGTGCCTTTAGCAAATCCACCAAGAGAGAACATTTTAGGAATTATTCCACCATTCATTCTTCCTACTCTGCCCTTAGCATTTATTGCTGCTTGCTCTGCTGCTAGATCTGCTGCTTCTTTTGCCTTAAATCTAGAAAGATTAGATGCTTGATTTTGTACACTAATTGCTTCTGCTGCAGCAATTGCTGCTGCTTTTATTTGTGATGCAATAGACAGGGCCCCGATTATTCCATTTTCCATTGCTGCATTAGCGCTTGGGTGAAATGCTGCTGCTGCAATAGCAGGTGCATAATCTGCAGCCTTTTCTAATGCTGCTTTATTAATATCTTCTGCTTTTTTATTTCCTTCAGTTGATGCTTTTGGATCTGGAACAAATGGACCTGGACCTTGTGTTGCAGTTGTACCAGAGTTGCTTGAAGTATTCCCTGGTTGAGCCTGATATGCTGCAATAAGTTTTGCTTGAGTCTCTAGTGCAAGTTTCATAGAATCAACAAATGCAGCACTCTTAATTAATGCAAGGTCTACTTGATTTTTAATTGCTTCCCAAGCATCTTTTGTTTTGCCAAGAACCGTAAGTCCTTCTATATCTTTGTCTAATATTATTTGTCTTAAACGAATAAACTCTTGTGCTGGTTCTAGTTTCTCTTCTTCAATTTTAAATATTTTATCTTGAAGATCTTTGATTTCTTTTTCAAGTTCTAGTCTAGTTTTTCCACCCTGAGTTTTTACTCTAGACAATTCATATTCTCTAGATTTCTCTACAGCATCTTTTTGTTTTGTTACTGCATCTGCTGCTGCTTGGGCTCTCATATCCTGTACGGCCTTTGCTGCTGCTGAAATATCTCCAGAGGTTAGGGCCTCAGCAAGAGTTAGTTGACCCTTTTGCTGATTAGAAATAGAAGAGTTTAACTTTTCTACTTCATCTAAAGCCTTAATTCTTTCATCATACTTATCATTAATTTTTTGTTCTTGCTCTTCAATACCCTTTAGTGCTGCTTCTTTGTCATCTATTTCATATTGAATTGCTGCAATTGCATTTTGTGCCTCTTTAATTACTGCATTTTGTGATTTTGTATCTATTTTAAATTGTATATTTAGGGCTGTCTCCTGAACATCAAAGGCCTGCATAGCATTGCTAAAACCTTTATCAAATAAGCCTTGCATGAATTCAACGGTAGACTTTAATTGATTTAGCCTTTCAGTAAAATCGTCAATTAAATCATTTAACTCTCCCTGGGCTTTAACAATAATTGCTGTTGGTGCTCCGTTTGCTATTAACTTATTTAATCTCGATTGTTGTGAAGCAATTTGGCTTTCCATTGATTGTAGGTTTTCATCGGATGAAATTGCAAAAGCATCTTCTGCCCCATACTTTGATCTTAGTCTTGCTTCTTGAATTGTGTTTTTCTTAAATTGTGCGATATCTGTTTTTACTCCTTGAATTGCCGCTGACTTTTCTTGTGCTGCAGTTAAAAGTTTATAGTTAGAAATCAAAGTTCTAAGGCTTTTATCATTTACTCCATTGGCAATGGCTGCTGCCAAAGTTTTATCAGAAATTAATTGGTATGCCTCTGCTACTGGAACTCCAAGGTTTGCCAACTTATTAAATGCAGTTGATTGATTTTCAATAGCCTTGAAGTCTGCTTCCATGCTAGACTTCCAGTCACCCATAGTTATTGAGTTTAATGCTTCCTGAATGTTTTTAGCATCTTCTTTTAGTCCAACAATATTTTTCTTGTTGTCAAACTTAAACAATGAGTTCTTTTTCTGTTCATATACCTTTGGATCCATGCCAACGATTAGTTCGATAAAGTCTTGGCTTGTACCTAAGCCTCTTAGATCATTTTCTATACCGCTAAATACATCAATAGTTTTGTTACCACCAAACAGTTTATCTAGTGCCTTACGAGAAGCACCCCAGCCTTCTGTGACCTTGATCTGGTTCATTCGTACATCTCTTAGTTTCTTTACTAAGTCATCTAGTGGTGAGGACTGGACTTTGTTTCCATCGGCAGGAGTGTTTCCTCCTACTGGAGCCTTTACTCCTACTGATAAGTTATCTGTAACGGCTTTGTATCCTTGGGCTTCTGTGTATTTTTGTATTTTATAAGAAAGACTTCCTGTTACTCCTTGTCCACCTCTTGGTGCAGGCTCCTTAAGCCACGCCTTATAGTCTTCGCTTGCTTCAATTTTTGGCTCTGGAATATTAACTAATGTTGAAATTGTAGTTGTATAAACCTTTTGCTGATCTTCAGTTAATGTGTTAAAGTATGCTTCATCAAATGCTGCTGTTCCCTTAACCTCTGGCATAATCTCATAAACAATTTTTGCAGTTAAATCTTTGCTACCTTCAATTGCGTCTAGCATTTTATTTAATGATGCGTATGCCTCTTGGCTTTCCTTGCTTTTGTCAGTATAGTAACTGACCATAACATCTGATGGGATAACTGTATTGAGACTGTTTAACTTAATTATATTTTTTGTAAAATCAAGAGCATCTGAGTCTTTTTCAAATGCTTCTACCCTGGTTATAAATTTTGTTTGAACTGTCTTGTTAATGGTACCCTTTGCATCAAGAATATTCTGTGCTGCTACACCTATTGACTCAGATGTTGCACCACTAAACTTTGTAATAATTTTCATCATCACTGGGGCCATGTCTTTATTGTCTGTTGCCATTTGCAAAAGACTTCTGAATACTGCTGGAGGAATATCTCCACTTGCCATCTTTGCTTGAATTAAAAACTCTTGTCCACTATCGATAAGACCATCTTTTCTTAGATTTTTTGATTGCTGATTTACAGTATCTATATATGCTAACTGGTTAGGATCATTTTTGTATTTTGCAGTTGTGGCTTTTTTCATTCCAGACATCATTGCTTCTTGAAGTCCACCAGCACTATTGTATTGAGATACTATGTCTCCTTGCATTTTTGCTTGGGCTGCAGTTAGTTGATCTCTTTTTCCAACTTTGCCTTTTTCTTTATCTCCTAAATACTCTTTCTCTAGTTCTAACGCCTCATTAATTTTACCCTGCAGCCTTAACTCTTCAATTTTTTTCTGATAATACATATCAAGAGAGTCAAGCATTTGTTTATTTTGTTCCATTGCAATTTTAGCATCTACCGCATAGGTTGCTCCAAGAACTGCTGCCTCTTTTGCATATTTCTTTGAGGCAAAGTATCCACCAATTGCTCCTACTGCTGTTCCAATTCCAGCACCTATAATTGCTCCTGCTAGAGTTCCTGCAGGTCCTAGTGCTGTTCCAATTCCAGCACCTGCTGCTGCTCCACCAAGAGCCGAAGCGCCTATGCCTAGTCCTTGTGTTACTTTTTGTCCAGCAAGTTGTTGTAAAACACCAGCATTTTTTACATTATCAGCACTAGTTTTCATATTCTTTGCATTTGCATTTACCATATTTATTCTAACATTTAATGGATCGTTAACAAGGTTTTCTCCGTTTGGTCCAAGCAAACTTTCTAATTGAGCAATAACCTTTATACCAATAGACATATCTCCTGCTTGTCTAGCAGCATTCATAGCCAAACTTTTTGCCTGTGACATATCCATAGCACCAGACATAATTGCTGCAGAAAGTTGGCCACCTAAATCTTTCACTGCAACATTTCCTTTACCGTCAGCGTTCTGTTTTGAAATTCTTGCAGTCAAAGCCTTTCCTTCTGCTGTTTGAGCATATGCTTCTCCATAAGTAGTCTTACCAGTTGCTGCGCCAAGCATTGCAAAAGAATTTTTTCTTCTTAGGTCCATCTGTTCTGAGGCTGTTGTCTTACCACCAAATTTTGCTATAGTCTGTAATGCAGATGTAGATCCTTTAAACTTTTCACCCTCTTCTAAAACCTGATCTGCTGCTTTATCAAATGACATTCTCAAGGCAGCAAATGATCCAACTGTTGCAAGAAGTCCTACTGCTAAGGCTGAAGCAGGACTTTTTAACATTGGAATTATCATAGACAATCCCATAAGTGGCATCATTAATTTTTGTGAGATTTCTCCAACTTTACCTGGTACCATAGAACCAATCATTGCTGCACCTGCTGCCATTCCGACACCGCCAGCAATTCCCATACCACCCTTACCTGCTACTTTTGCATTTTGTCTATTATTTTTAAGTCTTTGCAATTTAGTGGTTTCAAATTTACCATTTGCCATTGAAGGTCCCATTGGCGTTCCAGAAACTGAAGGTGCTGGTGTAAACTGTGCTGCTGCTCTTTCACTAATAATTCTTTTTTGATATGCTACAGAGTTTGCTAACTTAGTTCTTCTTTCCATTTGTCTACGCATAGACTTGGCATCTGCATCCATTGGCCCCATGCCGTATAGTTTAGTTCTTGATGCTGCCGTCTTTGCTTGTGTTTTTGCTTCTGCCCTTTGGCGCTTTTCCATTTGTCTACGTAAAGATTTAGCATCTGCATCTATTGATCCCGTTCCATACAAAGCAGTCCTTGATGATGCTGCTGCGGATTGAGATATTGTTTTTCCAATAGTGGCACCAGCAGCCTTGGCTTTTGCAACAGATCCTTTTACTCCCGCAAGAATTGCGTTTACAGTTGCATTCTTTGATCCTGGGGCATTTGCTTTTCCAACAATTCTTCCCTTGGGGCCTTGACGAACCGATGAAGCAACACTCGCTGGAGCAAGTCTTGTATCCTTTATGCTGCCAGAGTCTGATTTTAACTTTCCGTTATTTGGCTTTGTTGGTATTGGCTTTAGGTTACCCTTTTTGTCTTCAAGTACTTCATCTGGCTTTACCAAAATTGAACGATGGAAGTTATAAACCTTTTTCCAGTCTGCGTTTAAACCAGCCTGAAGTCTCTTATACATATCTTCATAAACTTTTTTGGCTGGATCTCCAGCATCAAGTTTAAAACCATCTATAGTTTTTCTTAATTTTGGAAGAGTTCTATTAATCTCATCTTTTATTTTTCTTTCATATTCATCTGCAGACTGAATATTTTGTGGAATATCAGCAGTGGCATTTCCAAACCAGAAAGGAGAGTTGTTGGCATTTGGACCTGAAACACCTTTAAGATTGTGCATAGCAATTGCTTCCATAGATGGAAGTCCTGCTGAATAAGATCTTGTTCCAGAGGCTTTATCAAATACTCCTGCTGCTCCAACATCAGTTACAACATTGCCTCCAAGGTTGCCTTTCTTAAGATCTTTGTCTCCACGAAGGCTTGATGCTACTAATTGCTTAATATATTCTTTTTCAGTAAAAGTTTTTGGCATTGTGTTTGGATCAAATCTTGAATCATATGGAGATTCCAAAACAATAATCTTTCTTTTTTTCTTAACATCTGGTTCATCAATATCTGTAGGATCAATCATTGTTTTGATTGTTTGTCTTGGTGCTAGTAAGCCCTGTGCTCTAGCAATCTCAGTTCCTCTTTTTTCTGCTATAGCGTCTAACTCACTTAGCATTGGTTTTACAAATACTTTTGACCCATCTGGTTTTGTAAATACTCCGCCAATGGTTGACATAAAATTACTTCTACCAGAACTCTGTGTTTCTTGAACACCAAAGTTTGTAGGCTTCTTTGCTCCAAAGGCAGTTTGAGATGCCTCTATTGCAACTGCTCTTAGTTTTTCTTTGTGCTCCATTGCTTTTTCAAGATCAAGCAATTGTGGGGCTGATGGCGGTGCTGCAACCTTTGCTTTCTTTGCTGCCTTTGTGCCTTGAGAAATTACAGGGGTTGTTCCTGCTCCAAGTCTGTTCATATTAACTACGGTTCCTTCTGGAACTTGAACTCCATGGTATGTGCCTGCTGGAAGAGTTATAGTTGATGATCCAGTTACTACTCTTTTTTTACTATTAACTCTTTCATCAATGCTGTAGTCTAAGATTAAACCTTGTCTTTTTGCCTCATCAAGAATTTTTCTACTTTCATCAGGTGTAGTTCCTAATCCCTTACCCATATTAAATCTATAGTCTGTTGCATACAGTCCTTGAGATTTTACATAGCCTGGGTCGTTTGGACTTATTATTTTTGGAATTTCTTTCTTATATAAATTGTCAACTATTGAATCATTTATAAATGGGCTTTTAGATTCTTGAATTGACTTTAAGAATGCATTATCTAGCGCTTGTGCCTGTACTGCAGACATTCCAGATGGAGACCATTTGCCTGCTCCACCCTTAATCCATTCATCTATAAACTGTTGCTTAGGTACTCCACCAGTTAGGCTAGGCATTGCTTTATTCATCCACTCAGGGAAGTTGAACATAAGACTGTGCTTTGTTGTTGTTACTGGTGGCAAACCTTGTGATATTAGAACCTGTTCCATAGTTATAAGTTTTAACTTTTGATCGGGAGACATATTAGGATTGCTCTTAATAATGTCTGATATTAGTCTTGGCTCGCTGCGTCCGCCTACGTGTGTTTCATTAATTGCAACTGATTTAGCATCTGTTGTTGCTGCTACTTCAGGAGCAAATGCTAATCCTTGAACTCTTCCGCCTGCAACCATGTGTGCAATGGCTGGTCTATTTGCTGGATCCTGTGCTGATTGTTGAGGGATTACTGCTTCACCAGGAGTTAGGTCTGCGTTTACGCTATCTTTATTTCCAGTTCCTGGAACGCTTGTTGTTCCTTTACCATATTTTTTAGGTGTAGGCAAGCGCTTTCCAGCACTGGGACCCGTAAATCCTATTTGTGCTGCAATGGCTCTTCTGTATGCATTTGCCAACATGTTAACTGCTGCTGTTTCAGAAGTAAAGGTTTGTCTTAATCTTTGATGAACTTGATCAAGTGATGCTGCAACTGCTGATGCCTCTAACTGTTCTTTAGTTAAATAGTTTGTCTGCTCTCCTAATATTTGACTTGATTGACCCGTTCTGTTGTACATAGATTTTAATCCTGCAAACATTTTAATTATATTAGCAACAGCGTTTGCAATCAAACCAAATCCCATTAAAAGAACTGGTCCAACACCAGCAAGAGCAACTGTAAGAATAGTTAAGAATTTTTTAGTACCATCTCCTAAGTTATTAAACTTGTCAAGAATTTTCCCAACAAACTCAACAATAGGGGTTAATGCTTTTAAGAATTGTTCTCCTACTGGAGCAATAGCCAATTTTAAATCTTCCATTGATTTTTTAAATTTGTATGTTGTTGTATTCTGAATTTTATCCAATTCTCGTTGTGACAAGATTGCAAGTTCTTCTGTAGTTGCTTTTGTTAATGATAAGACTCTCTGTGCTTGTGTACCCTGGGTTGTTACGTTTTGAAACAGTGTGGAAAGTCTTGAAAACTGGAACTTACCAAATAGTTGTTCAATAGCACGAGCACGGTTAAGTGGGTCAAGAGTATCAAGTGCTTGTGCGAACCCAACAACAGTTGCTTTAATGTCTCCTTGGTTGGCTTCAACAATTCCTTTAATATTTACGCCAAGTTCTCCAAGAAACTTGCTTGCCTTTGTTGATGGATTAATTAATGATGCAAGACCAGACTTAAGTGCGTTAGCGCCTTCGGATGCATTGATTCCACCTTCTTTCATTGCTGTAAGGAAAAATGCTAAGTCTTCAACGTTTCCACCAAGTTGCTTAACAACTGGTCCAGCCTTTGGAATTGCTATTGTTAAATCTTCAATAGATACTACAGTTTGGTTTTCAACTGCGTTAAGGAAATCAATTTTGTTTGCAAGATCTTCTGCTGCAACGCCAAAAGCGTTAGTTACAGAAATTGTTGTCTCTAATGCCTGCGTTTGTTCTACTCCGCCAAGAACTGCAAGCCTTGTTGCCTGTACAACTTGTGCAACTAATTCTGCACCCATCTTGCCCATTGCTGCAGCATCTGCAGCCATTTTCATTGTGTCTTCTATTGCAACGCCATACTTAGTATATTCTGTTGCAAGTTTTTGAATTTGCTTAACCATTGCATCAGTTTCTGCTTGTGTTGTAAACATTTCTCCATACACACGCTTAAATCTAATTGCCTGCTCTTCAAGTTTCATGAATGTTTTTGAAGCAACTGTACCAAGCATTGCAAGTGGAACAGTAAAACCAACCATTAACTGACGTCCTGCCCACTGAGTATTCTTACCAAAGTTTAGGAGATTGGTTGATCCTTGTCTTAATAATTGATTAAGTAGTTGTTGTCTCTGTGCAGCAATGGCTGTTTGTGTGCCCAGATTTTTCATATCAAGCGTTAGAGGTCTTACCGCAATTGCTTGTAGTGCTCCATTGGCACCTCTGCCCATTTTTACATACTGGGTCTGTATATCTTTTACACGCTCTCGTGCAACTTTATTTAATGTTTCAAATTCAGATCTAAACAGTCTTCCAAAAGTTTTTGTTGCTGCTCCAGTATATCTAAAATATTCTCTAGATGTTAACTTGTTTCTTTCTAAAGCATTAGTAAAAGACTCTGTACTTGATGTTACTGTTCGCATAGATGCTTGGAATTTTCCAGTAGCATTTATGCTGTTCATCAAGTTCTGTGCTTGATTTGCTGCTACCGCTGAGGCTGCGGTACCAGACTTTGCCATTTGTGTATGGAAGGCTGATATTTGACGTTGTAGAAGTTTTAGACTTGCTAAAGCATCAGACGTATCAATATTTACATGAATATTGGATTCTACATCAGCCATCCATTAACACCTCTTTATTTAGTTATTTGCAAGGTTGCCAAGTAGTGATGCGTCAGAAAGTTTAATTCCTGATGCCTCTTCGACAATCTTGTATACTGTTGGAAGATCTAGATTTTCTTCTAGGGCTTCCTTGTCTTCTGCCAATTCTGGCTTGTATTGTTTCATTGCGATTTGAACACAGTCCATTAACAAATCCATAGACTTTTCGTTATCTTCTGCGACCTTTGCAATGTCTTCAAACTTCTTCATAAACGGACGAAGTAGAGAAATCTTAAGTGGTCTTACCTTGATCTTTGTTCCATCGATCAGAGTTACTGTCTTTTCTTCAGTGGCGATTGCCATTTATTCCTCCTTATAAGGTTTAGTTAATTATACCATAGCGCAGGCTTATTTCTGGCTATTCGGAAACCTCATAATCAATACCCATGCCAATGCCAAACCCTGCTCTTTCAGCATTTACTCCTTGTAGGGCCAGAATATCATTTCCATTTCCTGTTGCACCCTTGCTAAATACTCTAGCCTTCATGTCTTCCCATTCATTACCGCTACCAGAATTTTTATCTAAATCTACACCTTGCATTGCTGCAGCAAACTTTTTATCACTGTAGTCTAATTCTCTTTTTATCTTTAGTGTGGCTGTTAGTTCTTGCATAGACATTGATGATTCTAACTGATCATAGTCTTTCCATATACCGATCAAAAAAACCTCTGACTCTAGTTTTGCCAAGTCTAAGGTTTCCCATGTTGATCCACTGTCAACTGCCTGATTTTTAACAGTGTCTTCTGACTTCTCATTAATTTTGATTCCCGCTGCAACATCAATAACATCATAGATAGTTGGTAAGTCTAGGCTGTCTTCTAAATCTTCAATAGTTTTAATTGATGGGCAATATTGTTGCATTGCAATAAGAGCGCATTGAGCCAAAATAGATATTGATTCATCATCACTTTTTGCTTCTTTAATTTTTTCAAAGGTTTCTAAAAATTCTCTTAAGTATTTTATTTTTAATGGGGCAGCAATAATAACTCTATCATCTACTAGTGATATTTTTTTTGTTTCATATATTTTTGTTGCCATTATATAAGTATACCAAACAGAAAGGCCCAACCCCGAAGGATTGAGCCTCTCATATATTAAGTTGTATTATACTGCTGTTGCTAGTGTGCGGTCTACGATCTTACCGTATGACGCATTGTCGTTTGGAAGAAGACGGAATGAAACTTCAAACATTGAAGCCTCGTCACGCTTTGCAGATACTGTCACATTCTCAATTGATAGTGCACGGTATGCTACATAGATTCTTTCCTTGTTGATCGCTGCTGAACCAGATCCTGGTCCTACTGCTACAATACCACGCTCTAGTGGAACGTCACCAATATCTCCTGCTGACATTCTTAGTGTCGATAGGTTGGATGCTGTTGCGATTTCCTCATTTGATGCAATTGCTACTAGAAGATTTTCTAGTGTTGCTTCTGCAAAAGATGTATTTAGATTAACTGTCATACCCTGCTTGAATAAACGAGCAACGTCGAGAAGTTGATCTACTGCTACATCACCAAAGTCTGGCTGGAATGCGAGTTCCAAACCATTTGATGTGTATCCTATATTTGTGTAATCTTCGTCAAGTGACAAAGTTTCCTTATAGGATGTTGTGGATGCTGTAAGTGCTGGAAGATCAGTGCTTGCTTGTGTATCAGTGATCGCTCCTGTTGCGTCTACATATCCGATTGGGCCTGAATCATGCGTAAATAGTGCTGCTGCACCTACGATGATGTTACTACTTGAACCACGGCTGTATGCCATATTTTCACCTCTTTCATTTTATTGGAAGGGGGTTGTTTCCTCATGCTAATTATACTACCTCTTTATTATAAATTAATTAGCATGCCAATCATAGTCTATGATGATTTTATTCCCCGCATAGGTACGGGCTGTTCCAAAGTCAACTATATCTCTGGTTTCTTCTAGTTGGTAGATCTTAAAGTTATGGAAGAACATTGGCTTGGATTCTAGGTTCCAGGATGTAGGATTTTCTGCTGCCCATTCATTTAAATCTTTTGCTGAGTCATCTCCATTATCCAGAAGGTCACTTACCTGCTGCTGGGTTATGACCATATTCTTTTGTGCGTCATCACCTACTGAATAAAAATAGTATAGAAGTTGCTCACATTTAATGTATGGGAATGGGGTTCTTCTCATCTTAAACATTCTGTCGTATACCCCAAATACCCCATTGCTTTGTGGAAATGTTTCAGTTAGTGCATCAATTTCTGTTGGAAGAGTTGGGAAAAAATATGTTGTTCCTTGACCACTAAACCCAGGATTTATTTTTTCTGCTAGATAGGCGTTAATAATTGTAGGTGGATGATGAATTAATGCAGACATTATACACCCACTCCTGCGTTAGCAATCCAGCGATATCCAGTTGATAGGCCTTTAGACTTGCCAATTCTTTTTCCTGCTGGCATATCTTTTTTATATACTTTTGGATTTTCAAGATACCTTGCAACTCCACTTGTTCTTAAAAACGCTTGTGAGAAATACTTATTAAAAAACATGTCAAAGACTTTTTCGAAACCGCCTTCTACTTCTGTTCCTCCAGGGTTTAAAATTTCAACAGGACCTCTTGTAAACACTGTTTCTCCGTTATCATCAAACGCTAATACCTGTGCGACTCTTGGTCTAATTGTAACTGGAATTCCTTCTTCCATGATTCTTGCTTTATCGTAGAACGGTGTACGTGATCCATCTTTAATAGATTTAGACTGACTAAAAGATGATCTAAAAGATAGTCCTAGATTGCTTGTTGTGTATGAAATATCGTATAGTCTTGCTTCTGGGCTTCCAGTCATAGTCCATTCGTAAACATGATGAAGCATTTGTGGATTAACTTTTGCGTTTGAGTCTATAAACTCTTTCATTATTTCTACTGTTTCCATTCCTAGAGTTTTTAGGAATACAGTCTTTCCTCTTTGGATACCCTCTAAAAATCCTACAGAATAATTAACAATATTGTTCATATCTTTTTTAAATTGTTTTGAATTAAATGTTGTTATCATACATCACCTGATTGATTTTCTGATCTTCTTATTACTACTTTATAAGATTCAATATTTCCAAATGGCCCTGTAAATGGTTCATAGGTTGCTAGTTCAAAAAGTGTTCCTTTGCCAGACCTAGGTCCTGATGTTTCCATATATATTAAGTTTCCTTCTTGGTCTTTAATATCTGTAATCAATATGTTTGTTAATGCGTTTTTGCTATCTAGCAAAGAAATTCTTATGTCAGATTTTACTCTTCCAACCAATATCGAGTTTTGTGTTATGTTTACATTTGGCTTTACTTCTTCTTTAAATGCTGAACCTCCAGAAGAAAAACTGCAAGCAAAGACTCTATCAAGAACCCATTGCTTTTTTATTGCTCCAAAATCACCCTGCTTAATTATTGGATGATAAACAGATGCTTGCATTGGAAACATAAAGTCTGGGGTTTCGCAAACTGTCATTATAACACCCCAAGTTTTGTAATAGACTTAGCATACTTTGAAAGTATCTTGTCTACAATTATATTTCCCGTTCCTTCGAAAAGACCCTTGTCAAATTGAATTCTAAATTGATCTGTATTGTAAGAAGAAATAAATCTCTTGTAATAATCTAATTTGCCACACTCTATATCGTGAACAAGCATTTCTGTTGCTCTAACAATGTCTGATGGAACTGCAGTATATCCATGCTCAACAGTTACTAGATAATCCCAACCTCTTCCAAACCCTCTATAGATAAACTGAGGATCTAGGGAGTCAGATGCTGCTGCAGGCAAAACTAGTGGTGCTGATTCTGCTCTATTAATGTTGTCTGTTGACTTTTCAATAATTGCTGTCTTGTCTGACGAGACTTCGTATTCTCTATCTTCTACTAATTTATTGTTTTCATATACCGTCAAAACTTTTTTAACATCATCCCAAACTGGAAGATAATCTGCTCCAGTTCCTTCAAAGTGTAAAACTTTTTTCTTATAATAAAATCCTTCTGGAATTACAGAATCTATTACCGCTCTTGCAATTTCTTCATTTACAGAGTATTTTGATATGTCTGATGCAGTGCTTGCTTTTGTTAATGGGTCAACGTATGGTCTTACAACTTCATAAGTCTCATCTTGAAGAATTGCTTCTCCAACTGCCCCAAGATTTTTAACAATCTCAACCCTATAAGATGAATCATATTTACCTGGTAAAGATATGCTGAGATTGTTTCCTGATACCTTATTTAAAAATGTTAATGTTGATACTGAGAGATCCGCCATATCAGTTATATTAACAGTTATAGTTGATGATGTTATTCCCGCAGGAACTACAAAATTAACAGGTATATCTGAATACGGCGAAACTCTCAATATCTCCATCTTTAATTATCCGAAAGCCTTCTGGATTTCTTCTGGTGTAGCAACTCTAACATGTGATCTAGTTAGCCACTTGTCTGCTTGCTTTTGTGTTACGATATTATATCCTCTGCTAAGAGTTCCAACTTCTTGCCAGTGAACGCTCTTTGTTGAGTGAAGCGCCACCTTTCCTGAAAGGTTTACATCTGTGTTAATTGTTTTACTTGCGCCGTCTGCTGCCATTGATCCAATAGCACCTGTCTCTGTAAAGCCTAGTGCTTGAACTGGCTCAACTACTGCTGGTGCTTCTACCACTGCTTCAACTACTGCTTCAACTACAGGTTCTACTGTAGGCTCTACTGCAACTTCTACTACTGGTGCTTCGACATAGTCATGCTCTTCTGCATTTTCTGCTGAAAACGGATTGTTATAATTATTATTTTCCATTGTATCCTCCTTGTTTGTATTATATCATTAAAGTATTAAGGGGGACAGGAGAGTGAACTCCCGCCCCCCATTAAAGGTACTGATTACAGATTATGAATCTGATGCAGAATCAGCGAATGCAATTGCATCCTCTTCTTCCCACTGAATACCAAAGCGGACGAATACTGTGTACTCAATTGTGTCCTTCTTTGCTACGTACTCACGGTTTACAACGATGTCGCGCTGGAATCCCCATACACGGTTTGCAGGGAATGTCAAGTCGACAAAGCCTGCTGGGTAGTAAGGAACTTCCTGAACTTCAATTCCGAGAACACGTGTTGTACGTGCTCCACCGAATGTCTGTCCGAGTCCATCTAGATAGTTCTGACGGTTTGACTGTGTGCTTCCTGGCATACGGCCAGTGAATGCTTCTGCAACTGCATCTGCAAGGGTACCGTTATTCTTAACGATTCCTCCGAATACATCTGTACCTGCGTAGAACTTAAGATTGTTCTTAAGTGCACGGTACTTACGTGGCATTGCATTGATGATTCCCTGCATAACTTCAGGTGTCCAGGCGTTATCTGTTACAGTTACAACTGACTCGTGTGCTTGTCCAGCACCTGTTCCAGTCTTTTCCTTATTGATAAATCCGTCCATGATTGACAAGAATGAGCCTGTCGCTCCGTCACCATTGATAGCGAGATCTTCGATATCATTTGCGAATGCGTTGGTCATTAAGCGTACCAAGTGATCTTCTAGAGCGTCACCTTCTACACCATCTTCCAATGATTCTGCTGTTACTTCCCAATCAAGACGAATCTTCTTGGTAGTAAGTTCGACCTTAGAGAATGTTGCACCTGTGTTTGTGTATGTACCAATTGCTTGCGCTGCTGCACGAATTACACGCTCACCGACGTTTACCTTCTCAAGTTCCATAGAATTAGCCTTCATTGTTACACGACGGCCATCCTTTGCTAATACTGTTGCGTCCCAAACATAGTCGATAAAACGACGTGCCTGCTCAGGGCGCAAAATTCCAGAAGCCGCTGAACCACTAGGGTTAACAGCGTTTGCTCCGCTTGTAGATCCAAGGGTTGCTGTTGGAATATTTCCAAGTGTACTTGCACCTGGTGTTGCTACTCCACCAATACCACCTGATGCGAAAGCACCTTGACCCTGATACAGACCTGGAGTTTCTCCTCCTAGATTTGCTTCAGCGCCTGGCTGGTTTTTGATTATTTCTTCTGACATATTGTCACCTCCTAGTGATTTTTTCATTTGAATAGATCGGCTGTTTTGAGGAAACTACCGCCCCATAGGGATTTTTCAACCATTTCAGGTTGAGACTGAAAGATATCGCCGATATCTCCAGACTTTCGGAATGCGGTGTCTGCTTCCACAGCGTCTACTCGTTTTCCAAATTCATTAAATTCACTTGAAACTGTTGCAATATCTTTTGCAACTGCTGTAAATGAATCCTTTACTGTATCAACGTCTACCTTTGAAGACTTAAGAAGTTCTACTTCTGCTTGCAAAGATTTTACTGTTGACACTAGATCGCTAAAGGCTGATTCTAGAGTATTTTTCATTTCAGTAACTGCATCTGCAATTACCTCTTCTGACTTAGATACTTCTACAACTGCTTCTGTTACTGTTTCGACTGCTTCAGCATCTTCTGCTTTAGCAATCTCTTCTGCTACAACTTCGTCTGCCTTGACAACATCTGTTGTCTCAACCTCTTCTGCCTTAGCAACTTCTTCAATAACTTCTGCAATTGATGCATCTGCCTCTGGAGCGACCATAACATCTTCAAGCACATCTGTTTTTTCAACTTGTGTTTTTGATTTTGTCATAGGTTGTACCTCCTTGTTAATCTTAGAAGTATTAATGCCTTTAGCACTATCAACTAAGAATTTTATCATTGTTGTTTTTTCATTATCCGTTTTTTCAACGAAACCTATATTTTCCATAGCATTGCCTGTTGTAGGACTTACTTCTGACTCATTCTCTGAAATCTGTACTATACCAGACTCTCTATCATAAAAAACATTTTCAAGTACGGTGGCATCTGCTTTAAACACATCGACTCCATCAACCTTTTCAACTGATACAATATTTGCAAACTGATTTGCTGGTGAATCTACAAGACTCAACTCTATCAAATCATATTGCTTAATAATTCTAATTGCCTTGTCTGATTTTTCATCAAACCCGTCATCCCATTTATTCATTCTTCCACCAATTGAAAAACCAGAAAGAGTTCCATCAAGGACCTTTTCCCAAGTATCTTGTGCACCCTTTGAAACATAAGCAGATACAAAAACACCGCTATAAAACTTTTTTGATTCTGGATCAAAATATTTTTCTGCTTTAAAGTCAACCATTTTACCAACTGCTAATGGCTGGTGCATCTCACGAATATTTCCTCGGAATTTTGCAAAGGCATCCATTGACGCTTCTGCTGTAACAATGTCATCTTGCTTGTCAATGTTGTCTAGAGATGCAAATCCAGATACGGTTCTTCGCTCTTTGTCTACCTTTGAAAAAGGCATTGAAAGACGCAAATTTTCCCCATTAGAGTTCCAATGGGCTTTGGATATATTACTCACTATCATATTATAAGCCCCCTTTTACACATATATCACAATATGGACATATAGGACATTAAGGAGTTTTTCTTCCCTCTCCCTTTGGTGCTCTTCCAGCAACTGTTGAAGTGCTGTCTGAATTATTATTTGTTCTTGCAGAGTCTCTGGCTCTTGTAGTTGTTGCTTCTGCTGCTGCGGTTGCTTTAAGATCTAAGACCTCGTCGCCACCTTCTCTTTGTGGCATATCCAAAAGAACTCTTGCCTCGTTTGGAGTCATAATTTGATTCTTAACATATCTTTCAAGAATTTGAGACTGTGCAATTTCATCTGTTAAGGTTAATTCATTAAAAACAAACTCAAGAATATCGGTTTTTTCACGGACAATCTTGTTGATCATTTTTTCAATTTGTCTTTGTGCTGGTCTTGCAACCTGCTCCTTAAATGTGCGATCCTGTGCAAGTGCTGCTGCGATTGATGCAGAATCTCCGCCTCCAAGTTTAGACAATGGAACTTGATGTGCTACCAGAATGTCATCACGGTTTTGTTTACGATACTCTTTAAAGGAGCCATCTTGTATCCCGTCTTCAATGGGATCCATTTTAAACTCTACCTTATTGTTTTCGCTATCTCCTGGTAATGGAATATATAGGGTTCTATGTGACTGCCCTCTGAGATTTGTCTGTAAGAATCGGAACATCTTATCTTCTGCGTCTCCAGAGAGTTTTGCACCCTTTAATGTTACAACATATCTTGGAACTGCTTTGTTTGCAAAGTAGTCAATATTGTATTGTGAAGCAAGTGAGTCTCCATGCAATGAGTTAATTGCCGACATAATGTCTGGCACTCCGTAAAATGTGTTTAATGGTGAGTATTGTTTAAAGTGAATAATTTCGTTTGGTCTAGCATCTGTAGTTAATGGGTTCTGATTCTTTGCTCCAAAGTTGCGGAAGTAAACAATCTTGTTTCCAATGATCTGAACATAGCCATCTTTAATTCTTCGAACACGCATTGTTGTTGCTGGTATATGTCCGACATACCCAATCTCTCCACGAGTAGTTCTTCCAATTTCTAGATAACCGTTACCAGTAGACTGAAGGTCTGTATAAACCTTTTCCATTGTTGCTGTAAATGAGTCGTCGTCATTAAGAGATTCTAGCCAATCACGCATCTCAATCTTTGCTCGTTCAATTCTTTTTCTTGCCTTCTGTGTTGCACTATTATCTTCAGATGCTTCAAGTCTCATCATTGTTCTTTGAGAAACCTTAAACTCATAACCTAAGCCAACAATGTTTTCTACCTTAGCATCAATGGCTGCGTGGTTTGCAAAAGATGTGTCGTAATAGTTTGCTAATTCATAAAGGTTCCAAGGTGGTGTGATAACGTCGAACATTCCATAGCCGTTTACATATACTAGGCCTGGGTTTATTTCTTTTGATTGTGCTCCATCAATACCGCTTTTTCCAGCAAGTGCTGCAGTTGTGTATTGAGTTGTTGGTTCAACCATCTTTGTTGAAGATCTGCTTATGCGTCTTTTAAAGTTTGCTTCTAGTCCGTCAAGAGATTTTAATGAATCCCAATTTCCGTTAAATGGATCTGACTTTGAAAAAGTATCATCTTTCTTTATTGATTCATCAATCCTTGCACTAATCTCATAATCGTTGTCTTCCATGATTATTCCTCATCCCCATACTTAGCAATTGTATCTTTTGCTGCTTGTACTGCTCCAAGGTCGTTTAGGTTTGGTATAAGTCCAGACTTCATGCGATCAACTTGCTCAGAATATTCTTCTTCTGAAACTCTTGTTAGCCCTGGAACAAATACGCATGTACCATCTCCTGGATCTCCGTAATGCATTGCAGTCTTTTTTAGTTCTGCCATTCTAGTAAAGTCGTTTTTATCTGAAGGTATATTGAGTACAGAACCGTTTCCATCTGTAAACCATTTACCATTTGCTTTCTTATACACATAAAGGCCCCAGTCATAGTTCTTTTCAATGACCTGACGTCTAACGTTTTTTACAATTGGTTGACCAGTTTTTGGGTCTATAAGGGAATCCATAACTACAAGTATACCATATTAGGCTGGGGTCTCTACGAACTGACTCCATTTTACGTCAGTAAATATAGTGTATGTATACTCTTCAAAACGAACTGGTCTATCATCATCTACAATAATTTTGTTTGTGCCCGTATAACTCTTATAAACATCTGAAGGGTTTACACCATAATAACTTGTTTCTGATAAGACAAGAACCTTATTCCAGTTAAAAGATGGACTATCCCAGAACTCCCAGTCAAGGGGCGAAGACCCCAAAACCTTAACTCTAAACCAAGGTCTTTCTGCTATGTTCTGAACTTCTTGTAGATTAGTAGACTGATAGTATGAAAGGCTGTTAAATAGTAGTGGTCCAGTTAATCTTACTGCCCCTTCAAAAAATGAAAAATTAAGACTGTTTGCAAAATTAATCCCAAGGAATCCCCACTCTTGAAGAGTTATTACTGGCTCTTTTACTATTTTTCCATTCCAATAAAATCCAATACCGTTTTGGACTAGGCCAGTATTTGCATCTATTGCGTAAATTTTTGCTCTGCGTCCAGAAGGATCATTAGCAACCATGTAAAATTTTATGTAAGAATCTTTGCTTTGGATTTCAAATATCTGTGTTGGTGCATATGGGAAATAGTCTCCGTCAAACCTTACGGCCATTTGCATTGCTATAGCCTTAAATCCTTCGGCTCTGCTTTCATTTACAGGAATCATAAGACCTCTATTAACTAATGGATCATACCTTCCTTTTAATTGAATTCCGCTTGTTTTGGTTAAATAAAGATACGGAGATGATCCTGTATAGATTGCAAAAGGATTATTCTTTTTAAAGTTATAATAAATTCCAGTCTTTGTATATGGATAAACAGATGTTCCAAACCTTGTTCCAATTGGACTAGCATCAGATTCATTAAATGCTTGTGATGCATAAGAAAGTTTTTTAATTAATACATTGTTTGTTTCTGAATTTTTTACATTCATTTCTATGTGTGTAACAATAGACAAGTCATTGAAGTCTACTCCAGTTGGTGGGTATATAATCATATTATCTACAACTTCATATTTTGTTGTCATCCAGTCTGAACCAGGAACTAATACTCCATCTCTTGAAGGTCTTTCTGTTTTTGTAAAATAATAGTATGTTTGGTTTGCACCCAATTCTGTATATTGAAAAGTTACATAACTTTTTACAATTGATCCATCTGTGTCATATTTATATTCTTTTGCTATTTTATTTTTTAAATCATCGTAATCATTGTATCCAGTAAAAAGGTAATTGTCTAGTGATGTGTATGTTCTTTGAACTGGGGTTCCGTATTCATCTGATAACTCTGCATATGTCCAAGCCTCTGGATCTGTTTCTATTGCTACAGTCTTTGATGGTATTGGGTAATCAATATTAAACTGAATAAAGTCAAGATCAAAATATTGGTCCCCTCGTTTATCAAGAACGGATTCAGCAAAATATGTTAGTGGAAGTTGATCTTCCCAATATGCGCTTGCAGATACAGCAAGTTTGTATGTATCAAAAACTATCTCTGGTAAAAGAGTATAACTTGCAACATGGTCTAAAAGGGAATCCTCTTCAGCAACAACCACACTACCGCCAGTAAGTGCTCCATTTGCTGTGTCTGTTGTACCTCCATAAGGTGGCATAGAAGTTGTATCTATTCCTCCGTCTATGTTGATTAACTGGTTATTTTGGTAAATAGCAAACAAGTCTTCATTCCATACTGGAACACCTATCTCATTAAACAAAGATCTAATTTTTTGAAAGTTATATGCTGTACATAGTCCTACATTGTATATTTTTCCAGTAAAAGTTGATAGACCGTTCTTGTCTCCACCAACATACATTCTTAGGTCTGATAAAGATCCAAAAAAGTCTGATGCTGGGTTTCCAAATCTTGATACAAATGCTGGAATGTTTAAACCTATGTCTACTAGTTCTCCTGGCTCCGCAACTAAAGGAGAATAGATGGTTTCTGATATTCCGTTATAATTAATAATATAAGATATTTGATTATTTAAAAGTTGTATCTTGAAATAACTATTTGTATTTTCTTTTTCTATTTTAAAAAGTGTTTGGGCTGAACTTGAGGTTTGTGGTAATCTAAAACAACCGTAGAAAGCAGATACTGGGGTTTTTATAAAATCAAAATTTTTAAAGAAAAGATGACCAGAAACATTATTCCAAGAAGTGTTTGGTCTAAAGGAAAAAAAGTTTCTTGTATCTGATGATTGAACTAGACCACAATCTGACAAAAGTTCTTTTTCTGTTTTTGATGACAAGACTGTTTCTGGAAGTGGGTGAGATAAAACAGAAAGAGACTTATTTACAATTGATGTATTATCATTAAAGGCTTGACTCCACGAACCTACCTTTGGATATGAGTAGTTTGAGGTGTAGTCTGCAAATGAATAATCAATAAAAACAGATGTTCCACTATAAGATGTATTAATGTTTTCTGGAATATCAACGCCTTGCCCAAACACAAACCTTCTTTTTGCAACAGCAGTTGCAACAATGTATGGATAAATTCCAACGCAGTCAACCTCTATTGGATATATATCATTATATGCGTAAAAGCCTATCCAGTCTTGATCTTTAAGACTTTCATTTAACATAGAAGGTAAAGAAAGTGACTCAGTTAAATAGTTTAAAGAAACAACTTCTTGGCCATTTATTACAAGAGATGCAGTGTCTTTGCCAACACGCATGTGAACCAGCATTGGCCTTGTCCACTCACCAACATAATATGCACCATAGTTATCTCCTATCTTTAATCCTATTGATGGTCCATCAACATATATTCCATCTTCTGATGCAATTGGACCAATAATTCTTTTCCTGTCATTACTATATGAATTTATTCTAAGCCAGGTTTCAAAAGTATACTGCTTAAATTTTCCAGACTCATTTAAAAATCCAGAACCAGGAACTATAAGGGAGGGCAAATCTGTATTTGGATATATAGTTGTAAGACCAGATGTTCCATAGACAATTGGAATACCTGAATTTTTTGCCTTAAGCATATTATCGGAAACTAAATAATATGCGTCTAACTCTTGCAGTCCGTAACATTTTGACACAACGCCCTTTTGTGGTGCAATAGATATAGTGGATGGTATATCAATTGACTCAACTCCAAGGGATGTAGATGCAAACTCTTCTGACCATTGACCAAGACTTATTCCGTTTACTAAAAACACATCATCTGTTTCTGATCCACCAATAAAGTTAATCTTAAAAACTAGTCTTATATCTGTATCATCTGGTGGCGTATCAAAAGTTTCTGATATAAAAATCCAGTTGCTATTTATTACTGTGTCATAGTTTTTTAAATGAACTATGTCATCTCCACTTGTTGTGTCTGTGTATTGATAACCAATTTCAAGACCAGCAATATATGCGCTTTCAGAATAAAAATATCCACCTACAGAAAATGTTCTTAAATAAGTATTAAAGTCTCTTAGGCTCATTATTTCATTACTTGTTGCAATTATAGAAGCCAACTCGTTGTCTGTTGGTGTAGCGGTAATTTTACCCACATAACTATTTATAAATGGTTCGTCTATTGATTGAGAATAGTCTTGATATGTACCGCCAACAATTGTCCAATTTGACAAATTTCTTTGCGACTCTGAAAGTAAAGAAATGTAATCTGCTGTATCATCTAAAGCCCATAGACCAGTCGGATGCTCAGCAAAGACTTTTTCGGCATATAGGTTTGATGGATTAGACATTATAGGTCTATTTTACCACAGAAGACTACTTGTTTATTTTAATTTCGCAATAATCTGTTGTGCAATACATCTCTCCCTGAGCCTCAAGATTTTCTGCTCCATCATAAATTGCAGCAAAATCAATGTGCTTTAACTTGCCAATATATGACTCGTATTGCTCTTCAGTAATACCTGTGTAGGGTTGCTGTGGATAAACTGTATTTCCCATTGGAAGGAATGAGACAGCCTTTAATTGTCCTTCGTACATATTGAGTGCTGGAACAATATGCTTTGACTCTGTTTCCTTGTCAAATGAAAGTGTTACAGAAACGCCATTGTCAGACCAATACTTTTGAGCAGTTGCAGCAAGTGCAATCTTTTCAAATAGTGTTACATCTTTTTCAGATCTTGGATGACCTGATTTAATTGGGAAGTAAACTACTGATGTGTTTGCTGATACAACATCGTCTTCAACTGTATACCCTGCTGCTTTAAACAAATGCATCATTGGATCTGTGTTTCCAAAACGAACGGCACGAAGGAAGAACTCTCCTCCAGGACCCCAGTGAACTCCAGGAGTTGCACCAGAAAGAATTGAAACTGATCCTGATGGCTTAACTGTTGTTACACGAATTGATTCACGAACACATAACCATTCAGAGTACTGATGATCATAATGACGAATCTTGTTGTATCCTTCATCCATCCACTCACGAACCGTTGGCAAACCCTTTTGATCTGCAAATGATGCAATACCAGTAAGTGATGTGCCAATACGACGGTTGCGTTGCATGATACCGTTTGTTTGTGGCCAATGTGTTGGAACAAGTGTTACAGTCTTTCCATAAAGGTATGCAAACTTCAGGGTACGCAGGAAGTCTTCCTTAGATTCATGACGATTCAAGTGCACTTCTACAAGTGTACATAATTCGTATGACTCTAATGGCTGCTCCGCACAGGGATTAAAGCCCATCACACGATAGTCTTTTCCATCTGGCGCATCCTTTAGTCTGCCATAGTTACGAGCAACATCAAGCCAGATAAAACCTGGCTCTCCATTTTCTGTAACTAAATCTACATAGTCTTCGTACTTTGTTCCTACTTCTGCTGAAATAGAATTATTAGACATCCAAGCCCAACCTGGATTCTCTGGATCAAATGAGTTACGCTCTGGGAATAACTCTGAGTTCTTTAGATTCATAAATGTTTCATCCCCTGCATTACCCAAAGCAAGGGTTGCTGATCTACGAACATTGCCTGATACCACACAGGTACCAATAAGATTTACAAGGTCTACGATAGCACGAGAGTCTAGTGTTTCACCTGCTCTGGAGCCTATTACACGGTCTATATGGTCATGCAACTTGATAAGGGGTGCAGGACCTGATGCAACGCCTCCAAAGCCCTTAATAGGGGCTCCAAGAGGTCTTATCAAATCATAGTTAAATTTTTGAATGCTTTGGTTTGCTCTTAGATATGAGTTGATAAGAAGTCTAACTGACTCTACCCATCCCTCACGAGTGTCTGGGATTTCGAACACCTGTTCTGGTTCTGTTGGGGCATAGATTGCAAAATGCTTATCCTGTCCCACTGTATCAAACCCTACACCAATACCAAGCATAAGGGCATCCATAACCCAAGCAAACAGGGCTCCTGGATCATTCTTGTCAAGGTCCTTTGTAGAAACCATTGCACAATTCTGTAGTGCTGCCGAGTTCTTTTTTTCCATTACCATTGGAGTTCCAAAAGCCCACATACCTCGTCCTGGTGGTGTCCACTTTAATTCAAACATTCTTTGGAATGCTTCTTGTGCAGACTTCTGAGCCTTATAATCATTCCATGGTAGACGGTTTTCTTTAGCATGATTCTTTTGAACTGAATACATACCCTCGATTACTCGACGACAAACTTCGTGCCAACGCTCTTTAGTTCCATCCTCCTTCATACGAGAATAAGTACGGATAAATGTAATCTCTCCTAAAGAGTTTTCTGCTGCATCCTTAAAACCAAAAGGGCTTGGAGCAGAAACATATTTACCTATAAAATCTTCTGGAAGTCTAAAACTAAAAAAATCTGACATGTGTATCGTCCTTTCAAAAACGGAATAGTCCTAAGTATAGCAGAGTTTTATGAAAAGCAAAACTCTCTATCTTATGTATAAGTTGATATTTAAAAATCTATGGTTAAGACGTTAACTTTTTCCACTCTTCTTTTTGAATGGCTTGCTCAATTCTTACTTGTTTTTCTTCTTCTTTCCACTTATCAATAGTTTCTTGACTATATTCAATTTCAAAATAATCCCAAAAAGAAACCATAGTATATCTTGTGCCTTCTAATATTTTACTAACACCATGCACATTTTCTATTCCTCCAGGAAATACATAGTAAGAGTATGCATTTGGTTTAAAGGATAAATAGATGTCCCACTTTTCTCCTTCTGAATTTATTTCAAAGTCTTCTTTTTCTTTACAAAAGAAAAGATCTCCACCTTCATAGTCGTTATTAAGATATAGAATACCCACATACTTATTTATTTCAAAAGCGTTTGGGACCCCGTCATTATCTGAGTTGTCAGAATGAGGAGAAGCAAAACCGCCAACATCCCACTTCTGTGCATGAGATGTATTGGCTCTAACTTTTCTTTCAAAAACCAGTTCAACTGCTTCTTTAAACTTTTCTCTAAGGTCATCAAAAAATGTTAGCGTTAGACCATGTTCTTCAAGTCCTGGATCGTTTGCCATTAATCCCATACCTAGAGATCCATAAAACGCTATGTCTCCCCAGTTTTCTCCTTTTGACTCTACATAATTAATTAGACATTGGCTTGTTTTTTCATCTATAAAATTAGGAATTTCAACAATTCTGTTGTGAGTTATACCTAAAACACCCTTATTATTTAATTCATCTTTTAAATATTTAAAGTTATCTTTATTAAGTTGATTAATGATAGTCATTTTTTATGTAAACCCCGCTGCTTCTTTCAATGTTCATTCTGTCTTTTTCCATTTGCATCCATGTATCTGGTCCATATTTTTTTTGATTCTCAATCCAAGCATCTGATGCTTGTTCATCTACATACCAAAAAGATCTAACAAAATACTTTTCTCCTTCAGTAGTTTCTCTTACTCCATGCCAGTACGGTGGCCTTGACGGAAAGATAATTACATCTCCTTCTTCTGGCTTATAAGTAATTCTTGTAAAAGAATCTTTATTGGAAAATACTTTAAATTCAATTTCTCCGCCATTATAGTTACTATTTAAATACATATTGCAAGTCAGGGCTTGTTTTTCTCCTGGACCCTCTGCATCTTCTTGTGGATAGTCTGTATGAAAAGACATAGAATATCTTGAATTGTTGTTTTCAATATGTGGAGAGTCACTTTCAGCCTTTGTAGAATCTTTTGAATTATAGTATTTGCATATGTCAGCCTTTAAAAATACTAAGTCCTCTAAGGATAGACCCGTTGTATCAACATAATGCTTTGTTGTTTTATAAAAAACATCAAGTATATCCTTGTGTTGATCTGATACAAGAAAAGATTCTATGTATAAAGACCATTCTTGATCTGAAGGAAAAGATTTAGATCGATAAAAATTGTTATTGAAAATTTTATAAATATCCCCAAAGTCATACCACTTTTCCCAAGTTGCGGAATCTAGAGAATCCAGAAGGCCACGCAAATCTTTAAATGGGTTCTTATATACAAAAATGTTTTGGTCTATTTTATTAAAATTAATATTTTTAATTGTCACATTGCTACCTTAGATTCATCTATACCCTTTTTAATATTTGGCTTTTTGAAATCGTGATACCTGTCACCTCTATCAATTCTTTCTTTTTCCATCTTTGCCCATTCTTCAACACCAAATTTTTCTTGATTATCGTGCCACTCTTTTGTTCCAGCAAATGGAATTTGATAAAAGCATCTAATAAGATATTTGTCAATATTTCTAATTCTTTTAACACCGTGAAGGTATCTTCCCTCTTGAGATAATAAATCTGGATGGCCTGAAGGAAAAACCAAAACATCTCCAGCCTCTGGTTTATAATCTATAACCGTTTTATTCCCAGTTAAAAATGTTATACCTCCATCGCCATAGTCATCATTCAAATACATTGTGCATGTTAATGCAAATTGTGCTCCTGGGCAATCTGTTTCAAGGGCTTTATAGTCTGAGTGATGGATCATTTCTAAAGAATCTTTATCGCTATTTGGATCATTGTCATGAGTATATTTTGAAATTGATGGGCCCATAATAATCCAGTCCTCTCCTATTTTAAGATTATGGGCAGACATAAAATTTTCGGTTGCATAACCAAATGCATGCTGTATTGTTTCTAATGCCTCAACCTCTTCTAAATATAGTGTGTTATTAATATTAGGATCATCTTCATTTAGAAAATTACCAATGACATATACATAGTGTCCAAACCTACTCCATGGTTGCCAATCGTCAAATAAAAAACTAGTTCCTTTGTTTAATTCAGACTGCTTAAATAATTCTACAATCCTTTTATTGTTTGGAATTAACCCTTTGTAAACATAAATGTTTTCATCTAATTGTTTAACTGTAATATTATTCATTTTTTGTCCCCCATTGGATTATCTTTAAACATATAATTATTATACCACCTTGTCTCCAAATAAAATTGCAAAACCAAATCTAGGGGTTATGGGTTCAACATAGTGGTAAGTTCCACCAGGTATATACAATAGATCTCCTTCTTCTAATATAACATCCATAAAAGGTTGATCATTTTCAACAGAATCATAAAGTCTCCAACGTGTTTTACCTTTACATTGCCAATGTATATTGTTTTCCCTGTCTTCATGTTTGCCAATAACTTGTCCGCTATCTTCAAGTTTAAGTGAACCAAATAACTGACATGTTACAACCTTTAAATCTTTAAAACAAGGATAAAATCTAGAATGAACTTCTTTTACAAATAAATTTACTGAACTTATAATCTGTGCCTCATCATAAAATAATGCGTATGGATTAGGCAAAATCTTTTTACCAGTTTTTTTGTGCTCATAATCATTTACAAACTGAAGCACTTCATCCCAGGTAACTTCAGGCATTGATATTTTTGGAAAAAGAGTTGCTACTTTATTATTATAAGCATTTAAAAAATTATCTTGATCTAAAAAATTAAAATCAAAACTTTTATTTTTCATTTTGATTTTCCATGTGAACGAATTGTAAAGAAAAAAGGAATAACATATCTAATTCCTTTTTTAATTTCTCTTACTCCGTGAATATAATTTAAATCTCCAGGGAAGAAATATGCAGAACCCGCTTTTGGCTTAAACTCAATTCCTTGATTTGGGAAATATAACTCTCCACCTTCATAGTCATCATTAAGATAAAAAAGACCTGCAATATCATACCAAGGAAAATCATTTGGCTTTCCTACATTGTCTCCTTCGTGCAACTCTTTATCTGCATGTGGGTTTTGTAGTTGTCCTGGAAGCCATCTAACAATTGCTGTTGCTGTGGGCCAGGCGTCAATATTAAAAAAATCATTTACTTCTTCTGTAAGCCTGTCTTGAAGGCTTTTAATTACTGGGTTTATATTTTTATTATTTTGATCTAATCTATCTCCAGTGCAGACTCTGTCATCCCAATATTTAGAATCATAAATAACAGTTCCTTCTTCGTTATAGTGAGTTTCAGTAATATCCCAAATTGTAATATTTTTTGCTGATTCTGATAAAAAAGATAGTTCTTCGTCGGTCATAAAATTGTTTCGTGCTTGGATCATATCTGCACTTTTACCAAAAAATCCAGAGGGAGTTATTGAAAATCTATCTTTATCTTGGTGATTAGAGTACTCTATTTTTTTCATACAGTTAGTATATCATCTTTCTATTCATATTTGCGCTGCTCCCAGATTTCATTTTTATATATTCCGCCATTTGGTTTTCTATAAATTTGATAATTTTCTATTGATTGCTTCATTAGTTCAACTGCATTATCTTGTTCTATTATTTCAGAAGTCCAGGATTCTCTTTTAAATGGCAGAAGTTGAGCATACGCTGTTCCTTCTGGAATAATTCCCTCAAAACCCTCACAAATAAAAAATGGAAAAGATCCAGGCATATGAACTTTGTCGTTATCCACAATTCCACTAGTTAGCAAAAATGGTAACTCAAATCTGTTAAATGGCTGAGTATACAATACGCTATATCCTGGAGGAGTTTTTATTTGCCAATCTGGAGTTATTGCAAAATGATTTTTGTAATACCCGCGGGGGTGTTCAAACTGTGGCATTTCTGATCTTTCTTCAATTAAGTTTTTATATTTTACATTTAAAACTTTATGTTTTAGTCCAGAATCAGTCATGTAGAATTCAATATCGCAAGGAAGATTAAGAGAATATCCAGAACCCATAATATCAAAAATTGCAGGACAGGCCTTCCATGTAGGAACTTTTCCACCATCCTCTCCTATATAAAAAGAATTGTCTGTTGGTAATTTTGCAAACCTATCTGCTTTTCTAAACCATTCAGGAATTGTTCTTATAATTGGAGTTGGTGCTGACTTGCTTTCTTTTGAAAGCCAAATTTTATTTGCAATAAAAGATATTTTTTCTGTATTCATTACTTGTCACTTTGATATTTATTAATTGAAAGTTTTAAGGATTTTACTTCGTGCTCTCCAAGGCTATTTCCTAAATGGTCAACAGCATCTCTATAAAAGTTTGTCCATTGTCCAGACTGAGTTATTTCTCCAGAGGCTTTTCCATATTCAGAAAGATTCTTTTCAAAATCTTGATCTTTTACATAGTCGTACAGATTTACTTCTGTTGCTTGGAGTTTTTTTAAACTAATTGGCATAATACAAACAATTGGTGTTCCTGCTGGTATTGTTATTACTTCATTTGCCCTTGTTATTTTCCATGCATATGGAAGTGGAGCAAGATGGACAACTGGACTAATTACACTTGAGAATCCTTGAACACCATCAATAAATTGATTTGGAACTGGAAGGAGCAGTAGACTAATCTCATCAGTACTTTTAAAATATAAACCACTATTAAAACTTATAGTTCCGTTAGCCCTGTTTGCATGAACATACTTTTCTCCAGAAAGAATTTCAAGGTCTTCAGATCTAGAGTTTGGATCTGTTCCTTTCCAAATAAAAGAAATGTCTTCTGGAAAAGAAAATGTCCATCCTGTTGTGTTTGCCAACGATACTGGGAAGCAATGATAGGCGTGTTTGTCAAAAGTTTCATCCATCCAGTTTCTTCTAACTTTTAAAGTATCAAAAGTTACATCAGAATGTGGTGTTTGATAAACATCTATAGACATGTTAGTTTCCTGTTTCTAAAAACATCTCTGGTCCATGGAATTTTGCGCTGTAGTCTAGCATTGTTACAATTGAATATTTAGTTCCGCTAGTAACTGGCATTGCTCTATGAGAATACATATATGTTGATGGGAAAATATACAAATCTCCAGCACGTGGTTTTACTAATAAATCTTGGTGTTGAAAATGTAAACCACCGTCGACGTAGTCGTCATTTGGGTATGCAACCAAAGACACTGTACAGTTATAAGAAAATCCATGATCATGATGATATTGGAAATGCTGACCCTCATGGTATCTAATAAAATTCATTGCTTCCCAAAACCTTAGTTCTGCAATATTAAACATTTTACGATAGTGCTCAACTGCTGGACTTTTTCTATCGTAGCAGTCTTGCCAAAGTTGTTGAAGCGCTAAAGATGCTTCTCCTGGTCTTTGTGCCATATCTTTCTTTGTAAACTTAAAGTCAACACAATCTCTATATTCTGGCATGCTTTCTTGATAGCCAACAAACGCTTCCATCCAGTGAAATGGGTTGCTTTGGTCTTCAAGAACAGACTCTAATCTGTTAATAATATCCAGTTCTTTAGGTAAAACATCTCTATAGACAAAAATTCCACTCCCTAGATCTTCAAAAGACGACCAGGTTTGCTCTATAGGGGTTGTCTCAGTTTGAACATGTTTTTGCATTTTTTCCTGCTTTCTACTATGTATATATTATAGCACTAGTTATTCTTATGATGTAAATCGTTATAGTCTGTCATAATTACAACAGAATACTTTATACCCTGCAATAATTCACAAGAGGCATGCTCATAAACAAAATTTGATGGGAAAAGAACAATGTCTCCAGCCTGGGGCTTAATCTTTAATTCTTGTCTTGGAAACTCTAATTCTCCACCAACATAGTCATCATTAAGATATAGTATTGCAGATATTGTACATGCATAGAATGGGCCATGGTCACCATGAAGTTTAAAATATTTCCCAGGTAGATACTTAACAAAATTAAAGGCTTCTTTGTATTTCATCTGAAGATGCCATAAAGACTCATAATCATTTAGGCAGACATCTAATGCGTCTTCTACCTCTTTGTGTATGTCAAACATGTCTTGATTAAAAGATATCCCAGACTTTCCAAGCATATCTCTTTTATATTTTATATCAATGCAGTTCCTAACATAATCTAAATTTTCTACATCATTAACCATTGCTGTAGACCAAGAAAGGTTACAGTCTGGATCGTTTGCTGAGTTTTCTAGTCTTTTAATTATACTATCACACTGGCTTCTATTTATGGCATTTTTATATACATTAATACCGTAGCCAATATTTAAAACCTCTATGTTATTTGACATTGATCTAGACTTTAGCCTACTGTCTGCTTTTTCTAATCTTGGTAAATCAAGCCACCCAAAGTTATTTGTCATTCTAATATTATAGCATATCTACATATTTATACAAAATATTAATTTTAAATTTGATATATGTAAATTTCTGCAAAATCATAAATTGGATCTTTTTTAAGCAATTCTTTAAAAATATAATCATTTTCAAAATGAAAAACAAAAAAGGATTTAGATTTTGATAAAATTTCCCATTTATCTAATATTAATTTATTAAAAATTTCAGGCAGCAATGGGTAATAAAAATAATAAACACACTTTTCTTCTGAAAAATGATAATCATTTATATCACTATTTATAAAATCAACTTCTTTATCTATTTCTATATTAATTGTTTTTAAATTATTTAAAGCAATATTGTTGAATTGATCGTCTATCTCTACACCTACATACTTCTTATACGGTGCATTTGAGATTAACTGATGTAAAATTGTTTTTCCCTTACCGCTACCTATATCTAAAAAGGTATACTCCTCAATTCCTTCAATATCTTTCATAAAATTATTCACCATGTCTAAAATTTTTAAAGGTGAGTTCTGTAAACCCATTGATCCTGGAAACCTATCATTATTATCAATACTGCCTGGCACATATTCACCAGAACCATCTGAGGCTAAAGGAGTTGGATGCCAAGTGTCTACATTATATTTTTCATCAAAAAATTTGAATAATGAAGCGTCTTCTCTTCTAATTTTTTTTAATACATCTAAATTCTTTATTGTACTTTTGTCTACACCTTTATGCATTTTTTGCTCCTAAATATTTGTTTGGCATGATATCAATTATAGCATGGATTCTGTCATGGTCACTATCGTTTATTACTGAGTGTGGAATAATATTATTAATCTCATACCAATTTCCAACCTCAAGATACTTTTTTTCTTCAAATACTTCAAATATGACTTTTGGATTTGTTATTAGTGGAATATGTATTCTTCTACCGAGTTGTAGCATTACCCCGCCATCAACGTGAGATTTTATTCCAGAGCGCTTATTCATTTGAATTATCTCACTCCTAATAACTTTGCCATCGTACAAGTTTTCTAAATATTCATAAATAGCATTAAGGCTTTCATTAGATTGTTTATTTTTAAAATAATTTATATCATAAGATGTATTGCCTTGTCCAATTTCCCAATGATAAGACATAAACCTTAGTTGAAACATTTTTGTATCTTTGTGCGTTGCCAACTTGTCTTGACGAGAAGTATCCAGTAGCCACTCATTTTCAAAAGAGTTAACTTCTTGAATTATTGAAGATAGATCAACTGGTAAAGATCCATATTGATAGTTCCAAGAAGTATTCTTATCTGGTAGTTTTAACATAATCGTAAATTTCCATATCTAAATTGTTTAATTCTTCAATTTTATTTTTCATTGAATCTGATATTTTAATAGTTTGAAAATTTTCATTAATAGCATTTTTATTTGAAAAACTATAAAACCCATATGCCTGATAACATAGATCATTTAACCTTGATATAAAAGATGAATGATTGTCTAATGTATCTATTAGAGCCATTGAGTCTATAAGGTCTTTTACTTCTTTTATATCTACGCTACCTTCTTCAAGGCACCAACTTTCATTGGCTCTTTGAATTCCGTGGTCTAAAGAATTATAAAAATCTTCGTTTAAACTTTTATTTAAACTTCTAGCCTGAAGGTTATGGTGTTTTGAATTTTCCACCCATTTTTCAAGTTGAGCCTCTAAGTGAGCACCTTTAAAAGATGGATGTAAATAAATAAAGTTGCTTATAAATCTATCTAATGGATTTCTAACCAAGCCTATATTTATTAAGTCGTCTCTATACTTTAATGCAGTCAGACCAAAGTGCCCTGAAATAAACCGTTTATCAACAAAGGTTTTTGGAAAAACCTCTCCGTGGTTTGTAGCAAAGTATGGAATCTTCCTAATCTTTAGATCATTAACAATATGAGTCTTTATATATATACCCGAACATCTTGGGATATGTATATGATTTATTGAACTCATACTACTGAGAATCTCTGATAGTTAAGCCTTGGAAGGCACCCTTCTTATTATGAGAGATTAGATCTCCTGCAATAAAGAGTGAATAAGGATTTACAGTGATGTCATAAACATCTGTTGTTTCATCAATATATTCAACAACTTCAACAAGGGTATCAACTGCTTGATTATTGATATCGGATACTAGGTAGTCTCCAACTTTAACGACGCCAGCCTGTACGAATGCATAGACTCCATCTCTCTTAACAAGCATCAAGTGCTCCATAGAGAATCGTTTTTCGTTGGTGCTATTGAATGCTACTGTAGTTGCAACATCTCTAGCCTTGATTGCTCCGATAACTGTTTCAACAACTGATGATCCAGTTAGAGTATCAGATACCCATGTCTCAGCAAAATCAACAGATGAGTTATCTGGTAATTCATTGAAACTGTAGGATACTAGACTTTGTCCAATAGCCAGGTCTCTTGCTTTAACATATCCACTAGTTGTTCTTACAAGAACATCACCTTGTACGCAGAATACTGGTGGGAAGAACGGACAGAATACTGGTGGGAAGAACGGACAGAATACTGGTGGGAAGAACGGACAAAAACGTGGTGGGAAGAACGGACAGAATACTGGTGGGAAGAACGGTGGGAAGAATGGGAAGAACGGACAAAAACGTGGTGGGAAGAACGGTGGGAAGAACGGTGGGAAGAATGGGAAGAACGGTGGGAAGAATGGTGGGAAGAATGGGAAGAACGGTGGGAAAAATGGAGGGAAGAAAGGAGGTGTTGTTGTAACGTTGTTAGAACTATTACCGTATAGTCCATCTCCATTAGCATTTATAGCAAGAACCTGATAACTCTGTGATGTATCTCCAGTTTCTGCTACAGTTGTTGACAAAACATTTCCTACAACATAAACTGGACCATCAGAAGACTTTACACGATATCCAGTAATTGCAGATCCGCCAGTTGCAGGTGCTGTCCAAGATACTGTATCTAAGTTAACGGCTGTAGTTGCTGTTGGAGCATTTGGAGCAGCAGGAACTGTTGTTGCCAATACTCCTGCTGATGCAGAAGATGCTGCTGATGTTCCCGCAGCATTAGTTCCTGTTACTGTAAATGTGTAAGAAGTATTTGATGCAAGACCATCAACGGTAATTGGAGAGGCAGAAGAACTTCCTGTAAACCCTCCTGGAGAAGATGTTACTGTAAATGATGTTGCTGCTGGAGAATCTCCTGGTAATGAAAAACTAACACTTATGGCACCATTGTTAAACGCACGTGAAGTTCCTACGTTTGTGCCTACAACAGATATGGGTGGTTTTGGCTCTAATGAGTCATTCTGTTGTAAAGATTTAGATCCTAGTTCTTTTTTTGCCATTTTTTATTTCTCCAATTTTCTTTGTATTTTTTATGCTGTGAGATCTCCAACAACAACCCAAGAGTCTGTTGCTCTCTTCATTAATGTTGCTGATGACCACTGTGTACGAAGTTTTAATCCTGGAGTTGCATTAACTGTTACTCCTACTGCTCCAGCAATTGTTACTTGTCCCGCACCAGTTTGAAGGATATCAATTGATGATCCTATTGGAAAGGCTGTTGTTGCATTTGTTGGAATTGTAACTGTTACTCCAGTAGCAGAAGAAACTTCAATTAATGAATCTCTTTCATTAAGTGCTGCAAGTGTGTAGCCTGCTGTTTTTTGTATAATTGTTGTACGTGATGGAACGCCTTCTTTTGTTTGTGTTCCATCTGTGAATTGTACTCCGCCTGCTGGAACAGTTATTCCTACGCCAGTAAATATTGGGGAAGCAAGTGGTGCATATGTATTTGCTGCTGTTGATGAAGCAAGTTTTAGGTCTAAAGCAGTTTGTGTAGCAGTTGAAACTGGCTTGTTAGCGTCGGAAGTATTTTCTACGTTTCCAAGACCAACCATTGTTGCTGAAATACCTGAAACTGTTCCACTAAATGCTGGGGAACTAAGTGGTGCATACCCTGAAATGCTTGCGCCTGTAGGAATTGTTACTTCTCCAGTAAATGTTGGTGAGGCTAGTGGTGCATACCCTGAAATGCTTGCGCCTGCAGGAATTGTTACTGATCCAGTAAATGTTGGTGCATGCAATGGTGCCTTATAACCAAGTACTGTGTGTGTAGCAGTTGAAACTGGCTTATCTGCATCTGCTGTATTATCAACAGATCCTAGGCCTACCATTGACTTTGTTACACCAGACACAGTTCCTGTGAATGTTGGTGAAGCAATTGGTGCCTTAGCAGCAAGGTCAGATGTTAAACCTGAAATCTTAGACTGTGCAATTGCGGCTGATGCGTTAACGTCTGCGTCTACAATTGTTCCATCAAGTATCAGCGATGAAGTTATTGCCCCAGTTGAAATAGAAACTTCGTTACCTGATACAGTTACTCCAGTTCCTGCTGTAATTGTTCCTGAACCTGAGAACTGGAATACATCAATGTTATCCGTTCCAACAACAAATGTTGCAGGGTCTGCAACTACCTGAATCCATCCTGTTCCAGCGTTTGTTCCATCTTGTACGAATATGTATGCGCCTGGAATCTCTGATGCTTCATCACAATATGTACAACGAGTAAGAACATATGGTGTTGATGCAGATCCCATGTCTGAAACATAGTATCTACCATTTTGAGCCTTATTGGTTTGATTCTTTACAAGAATACCCTTGTAAAGTGCCCAACCTGATGCGCCACCTGATTCTGCAGGAAATGCTCCATTGGTGTTATGTGTAAGAGTTGCTCCTACACCTGCTGTACCATTATTGTATGTAGCATCAATATTTGCTGTTGTTGCTCCAAGAACCTGTGGCTTTGCAATAACTCCTGATGCTGTATTATCAACATACTGCTTAGTTGCTGCATGTAGTGATGATGATGGATCTGCAGAAAGTGTAAGTGCTCCTGTCATTGTACCGCCAGCAAGCGCTAACTTAGAAGATAGGTCGTCAGTAAGTCCTGAAATCTTTGATTGTGCAATTGCTGCAGACTCATTAATGTCTGCGTTTACGATTGCTCCATCAAGGATCATTCCTGAAGTAACTGTTCCAGTTGGTAGAGTTACTGTTCCTGTAAATGTTGGAGAAGCAAGATTTGCCTTTAGATCAAGTGCTGCTTGTGCAGCAGTTGAAACTGGCTTGTTAACATCAGATGTGTTGTCTACGTTTCCAAGATCAACCATTGCCTTTGTAATACCAGAAACTGTACCTGTAAATGTAGGTGAAGCAAGTGGTGACTTTAGATCAAGTGCTGTTTGAGTATCACTAGATATTGGCTTATTTGCATCAGAAGTATTATCTGCATCTGCAAGTCCAACCATATCTTTTGTAACTGCACCAGTTGCAATTTTAGCATTTGTAACTGCTTGATCTGCAATTTTTGCAGTAGTTACTGCTTCTGCTCCAATTTTTCCTGCTGTAACTGCTGTATCGGCAATGTCTGCTGTCACAATAGTTCCTTCAGCAATCATTCCACTTGTAACTGTTCCTGATGGAAGATTTACTGTACCAATAAATGTTGGTGAATCAAGGTTTGCCTTAAAATCAAGGGCTGTTTGAGTTGCTGTTGAAACTGGCTTATTAGCATCTGTTGTATTGTTAACTGATCCTAAGCCAACATCTGACGCTGTTATTCCTAAAGGAGTTACAAAAGTTTTGTTAGTTAATGTTTGTGTTCCTGATAGTGTTGCAAGAACTAGCGTGTCTGTAATACCATGAACATTTGATGTATCTGTATTATGGTTTGAAAGAATTGTTGTTGTTACTAAATCTGCTGTATTTGTAATACCATGGATATCAGTTGTGTCTGTAGCATGGTTTGTCAAGTTTGTTGCTATTGTTGTTAAGAATGCTGGGTTGTCTCCCATGGCTGCTGCTAATTCATTAAGTGTATCAAGAGTTGCTGGTAAATCAATTCCAGAAAGACCACCCAAGATTGACTCTGCATCTGTAAAGTACTTGAGGGATGCCCATGCAGAAGAACCGTTACCTACTTTAAATTTAACTGTGTCGGTTTCAAAACCAATTTCTCCTGCTGCCAAAGTTGGGTTTGCAGCCGTCCATTGCGCTGCTGTTCCTCTGCGCTGTTGCATTCTTGTTGCCATATTTTATTTCTCCTTTATGGGGGCTGCCCATTAACTTATCTTATTATAACACCCAATTTTTAATTGAAGTTATCTACTACACTACCGCCATCGAATACAACTGTCCACTCTGTTGAAGAGGGGCTGCCTGCATCCAAACCTACACCCAATGGGCTATTGAATGATCCACCTTCATAGAACTGGGATACTATGAAACCAGTTCCATCAATTGCGGTATCGTGAATATGTTGTGGTAAATTATTTGTATCATCAATAGTGGCCTGGGTATACCATGCTCCATCATAATAGAAATTAACTCTGTTTGTTGCAGTGTCTAACCACATTGTTCCATTAGTTGGTGAAGAGGGAGCAGTAGAGCCTACGGCCATTGAACGACTATCGACATACTCCTTGGTTGCTGCGTGGGCATTGATAGTAGGAGTTCCTACTGTTACTGCGCCTCCGAATGTACCGCCGTTTGCTACGACTAATCCATTCTTGACCTTGAAGTCTTTATCGACTATTGCCATTTACTACTCCTTCTTCCAACTATTTTTATTTTTTATTAAACTAGAAGTGTTCCCATAACAGTAACTGTTGAGTCATTGTTAGCGGTTGTTACCTGTAGTTGTACGTTTGCTCCTGAAATACCTGCTGAAATTGATGACGCTGAGCCATTTGTTCCAACAATTCCGTATTCAGTGATTGCAATGTTATCTGAAGAGTCAAGTGTCAAAAGGACCTTTGATATTTCAGTATGTGTTCCGTAGGCAACCTTTACAAGGTATTCTGCTGAACGGTAGTCAGCCTTTGCGAAGGCGTGTGCTACTTGAATTCCTGCTGTAGGTGCTGAAAGTGTTGCTGCAACCTGCTTAGCAACTGAGTTTAACTCAACTGCTGTGAAGTTTGGAACAACTGCTTCAAGAGCGTCTACTGCTCTTTGTGCTGTGAAGTAAAGGTTATTTGCTCCACCAGCACCAGTATTGTCTGTTCCTTCTGCAAGATCATTAGTATCAGAATCTGCTACACCGTTTTCTGCGGTAATAGTAAGTCCTGAACCTGTGCCTGAGATTGTAATATTTGTTAGTGTTGCACCAGTCAAAAGGGCTGCTGCTGAAGTCTTGGCACGAGCATCTGTAAAGTAAAGGTTTGTTGAGCCCTCTTCAATATCATCTGTGTCAATAAGATCAATCTGATCTTCAATTGTTCCACCAACAGCGTCAATTGCTCGCTGGTTTGTGAAGTAGAGGTTTGCTGAACCTTCTGCTACATCGTCTGTTATAAGGCTGTTTGCTACATCAGTTGCTGCTTGCTGTGCAATACTAATTTCTGTTGCTGTCTTATATGCTGACCAAACCTCTGTTGAAAGGTTTGATGCATCATTGATCAAGTCATCTGCATAGTCCTTAGCATCTTGCTCTGCATCATCAGCATATGACTCATAAGCAGTTGTTATTGCTGTCTCACGGCCATCTGTGTAAGAATTTGCATCAGATTCTGCTGTATTAGCATAACCCTGTGCTGTTGTAAGAGCAGTTGTAATTTCTCCATCTACATAACCCTTATTTGCTGCATCAGTTGAAGATGTTGGTGCTCCAAGGCTTGTAACCTTATTTGTTCCACCAAAGTCAAGGTTTCCGCTCATGCTGTCGCCAGCCTTTGCTACCTTTTCTCCAATTGATGTTGTAACTGTTGTAATAAAGTCTTCGTCATCACCAATTGCTTGGGCCAACTCATTAAGAGTGTCTAGCAGTTCTGGTGCTCCGTTAATTAAGTCTGCAACTGCTGTATCAACGTATGACTTTGTTGCTGCATCTTGGTTTGCTGAAGGATTTAGAAGACCAGATACCTTGTAACCACCAGCAGCAAGATCGCTACCAAGTGTCTTATTAGAAAGTGTCTGTGTATCTGTTGTACCAACAACATTACCAGTTACTCCGTGTGCTGAAGTGTCTAATTCGTGTGTTGAAAGATCTCCTGCTACTGTACCAACAATTCCATCAGCATAAGACTTTGCATCAGCCTCTGCTGTGTCTGCGTATGATTCATAAGCAGTTGTAATTAATCCTTCACGAGTATCTGTGTAAGCCTTAGCATCTACTTCTGCTTGGTCAGCGTATGCTTCATAAGCAGTTGTAATTAATCCTTCACGAGTATCTGTGTAAGCCTTAGCATCTACTTCTGCTTGGTCAGCGTATGCTTCATAAGCAGTTGTAATTAATCCTTCACGAGCATCTGTGTAATCTTCAGCGTTTGATTGTGCTGTTGCTGCTGCTCCAACTGTATCCCAAAGACCAGTGTTAGCATCAATCGCTCTCTGGTTTGTAAAATACTTATTTGTTGCATTTTCTGCAAGGTCTGCAGTGTCATGGTTTGAAAGTGAAGAAACTGTTCCAGTTACGTTACCAATCAAGTCTGCTGTAATATCACCAGCAGCAAAATCTCCATTAGCATCACGCTTTACAACTGTGTTTGCTGTGTTAGCAGATGTTGCTGTACCACCAATAAGATCAATAATATAATTTTGATCTGCTGTTTTCTTTGTAAGAACGTCAAAACCGTTAACTGTCGCTGTTGTACCTTCAACGATTAAACCACTCTTAATTTTAAAATCTTTATTTACTGTTGCCATTTTTTATATCTCCTTTTATTACGCCTTAAGTCCAATTCGTGCGTAACGAACTGTGACTGGCTTGATCGCAGGATCTGGAGTGACTGTAATAGCCACGGTATTTCCAGTGCGAGAGACATCAATGGTGCCAATATTCCCATCATTGTCGATAGTGCCGTACTCGCTGACTGATACATTTGTACCGTCAACAAGAATTGTTAATTCAGTTGCATAGAACTTGTTGTCCCCTGCAGAGGTCTTTGATATTGAAATAATATACTTGACCATGCGCCAAACTGTAGCATCAAAGTTATCAATGACAGTTACATTTTCAATGCCGTTGACTTCATTTTCGTTGTTACCCTTTGATCCCAAATCTGTTGCTTGGGCTGAAGCGGTATCAATTAAGTCTACGTAATTTTCTTGAGTTGGTCTATCACCTGTTTGGAATAAACCTTTTACATCTGAAATTGATATTTTAGCCATGTGGTAATTATATCACCCTTTTAATTATCTAATTAGAGAATATAGTTGCTGTAGCCAATAACCTGTAGTGGGATTGCTGGAGTATTACCTAAACCAATAGCCACAATCTGAATGGCTGAAAACTTAACTCTAAAAGGAAGTATATCTGTAATCAAAGTGTTTCTTGTAAAGTCTTCTACCTGAATTAATGGATAGTCAATAGGAAAAATTTGTTTTGTTTTGCCGTTAAGTTTATCAAGTATTAATGCTGTGGCCATTAATCTGTTACATCTTCAAGAATTTTTAGGCTACCCTGAGCAACCGTCCAAACTCTTGTAGGGTCTGACACTTGAATGTCAAAGATGTCTCCTGTTTGAAGTTGTACTGACTCTGCTGCTGTTAGCCAAACTGTAAACTCTCCAACTAGGTCATCTTCATCTGCAACTGGATATAAATTTAAAACTAGTGTCGCAGCATCTGTAATAATTCCAGGGGTTGAAGTAGGTCTTTTAATCTTCATAGCAATATCCCATTCAGATCCCGCGCCTTTTAGGATCAAAGGAACTTTAGCATCATCTGTTACATAAACCTTAAACCCAGAAGTATCTCCACGAACTACAGTCCAAATAACTGTTGGCGGTGCATTGCCAATATCGTATGATGTTTGAGATCCTCTTAAAGTTGCCATAGTTTATTATATCACGACAGGCCGTCTTTGAGAGCGCCCCAAGTGCCGTTTCCTTTTGTTTGAACTATTAACATACCGCTAACTGACTGAATGGCAACAACGGCTACATATCTTGCTGGTCCTGTACTTGGACGGGTTGAAACAAGTGTTCCACTTTCATCAACATAAACCCTTGTGCCAGGAAGACCAAGACCTGTTGTATTCATTTCTAAAACACCAGAAACAATTACAAGCCCATTTGTATTATTTGCAATACTGCTTTTTACTAACCCTAATATTGGAATATCTGGATTGTGAGATACACTTGATGGATTATATTTTTCTATTAATGATTTTCCACTAAGACTTCCGCTAATAAAAACTGGTGTACCAGTATCAATTGCTGCTCCTGTAGTATTTCTAGCATCAAGATATGCTGCGCCATAGCCTAGTGGAGGCAAAATATCATTTAAAGCATCAACTAATACTTTAAAGTCTCCGTGTACGTTCACGGGATCAGAAGCAATAGGATATTTCATAGTAGGATAATTAGATGATGATTGCGCCATAATTTCTATTATACCACCCTCTAAAGTTGACTTTTGACAAATTTTTATGTTATACTAGTAAGTAACACCTACCAAGGTGTTGTTGTTTTCTAAGGAGGAAACTATGATTAAATTTATCGAAAGAAACAAAGAGATCATTAGCACACTCAGTATCGTAGCACTAGTAACAGTTATGTCTAATTCTGCTAATGCTATTTCAGATTTTGATACTAAGAATAACCTTAGCCTGAAACAGGCTCAGACATCGGAAACCACCTCGAAAGAGGTTTTTTTGGTTTCTAAAGCAAAAAAGTTAGAGAGTTTTGAAAATAAGGTTTCTCTAACAGATTTAGAACTAAAGGAACTGCTTTCCCTAGTTGGCTTCAAGGGTAAAGACCTTGTTGTGGCTTGGGCAGTAGCAAAGAAAGAATCTAATGGACGACCATTGGCCTTTAATGGCAATCACAAGACTGGGGATTCGTCTTATGGTATGTTCCAAATTAATATGATTGATACACTTGGTCCTGATCGTAGGGACAAGTTTGATCTTGACTCTAACGCTGAATTATTTAATCCCGTCAAGAATGCTGAAATTGCATACTACATGACAAAGGGTGGGGACGACTGGTCTTCTTGGAAAGGCATCACTCCAAAGACTAAGGAATGGATGGCTAAGTTTCCTCGCTAATTCCTTCTTGGTGGCATGCCAAGTGCCCTAGGCTCAACTACAACATGTGAACTGTAGTTTGGAATAAAGTCTGTGTATTTTGTGTCTATACCAGACTCTTTAAGAAAATTGTAAACTTTTTCTTTTGGAATTTCTAATTGACCAGACATTAGCATAGACAGTCTATTAGTTGATTCTTCAACATGGCTCCAGTAGTGTTCTTTTCTGCCGTCTGCCCAAGGCCTAAGCGTTTCTCTTGTTACAGATCCATTTGCCTGTCCATGCGACTGATTGTGAAAAACATCCCTTGTGCCAATAGAGTAAATTTTCCAATCTTTTGCATAAGTTCTTAAAGATAAAGCAAACTCTTCAGTATTGAATGATTCTTTACCGCTAATACCAACTTCATCAATCCATTGCTTGGGTGCAAAAAGGTAACAACATGTAGCCCAATACGAACGAACTATTTCCTCTATTTCTAAAACCCTGTATCCTGGAAACTGAAATCCTGGAACTAAATTATTAAATAAAAATCCATACAGTGATACTTTACAGTCTGTAACAAAATTAATTGACCCGTCTGACATTATTTTATACTCTGCTGGGGCATATGCAATAATAAATTTTTCATTATTAATATTTAATTTTTCATATCTTTCAACAGCAAACCTATCCCATTCTGGTGCTGCATAGGTGTGTGAATCAAACTGTATAAAATAGTTATAATCTACATTAACTTGAGTTGCCAAGTTTCTAGCCCAACAGACACCACCCCTATACTCTGAAAGATCAAAGTGCCTATATAATAACTGTTCTTTTGGTATAAAAGATAAATCATATTTAGTATTATCTTCTGAAACTATAGAAAAATACAGATCCTCTTTATTTTTTGCCTGATGCCACAAAGAAAACATTGTAGAATAAAACTCTGGGTCACAATAATTGACAACACTAACTAATATTTTTTTCATCCCTTATTTCTTATTCCAGTATATAAATGTTGTGGGCCTTTTGTAAAAAACCAATGATCTGGCTCTACATAAAAGAAAAAAGCATTTGCAACTAGGTTATTCTTTGGGTCAGGGAATTCCTCTCTCCAGTGTTGTTGATCATTCCCGTATGAAATAACCATATCATTTTCTTCTGGTTGAAACTTTATTCCTTCAACATAAAAATCCCAAGGTGTTTTATGAAAAATTGTATAATTCATATGGTATGTACAAGCATTATCATCAACATGTTTCCAAAGTCTAGCCTTTTCTCCTTCATAGATACTTAATAAACACCAGGAAGGAAGTAATGTTTCTGATTCAAATTCTTCTTTTGCCAGTGGTAGAAGCATCTGATGAAATTTTCTAAGTGGTATTATATTTTCTCTATGTGTTCCGTCCCAAATTGCCCATTGATGTCTACCAAAACCTTCGTCAAATGTACTTTTATCTGTTGACCAAAGATGCATTGCTAGATCTTGTAATTCCTTATGTTCTTTTTCTGGAAGAACGGTTTTTAATAAATATGGCGCTTTCATCGTAGAAAACTAACTACTGCATATTTATCGCCTTCAATAATTGGGGATACTGAGTGATTATAAACATATATAGATGGAAATATAATTATTTGATTAGTTTTTGGTTTAAGTTTAATATTAAATCTTGGAAAGTTTATTTCTCCACCAATATAATCATCATTTAAATAATATACAACTGAAACTCTTCTATGATATTCGGTTCCGTCATCTACATGATTAATAAAACCTTGTCCTGGACTATATTTCATTATTCCGTATACGTCATGCCATTCAGGAAATATCTTATAATACTCTTTATAGTCTTTCTCTATTGGATCAAAATGATCAAAGAACAACCTGTTTAATTTTAAAGAAGTTATTTTTTCTAAATCTTCAACTTCTGCATAAGACCATTTAGGTGTAATCCATTTAGAATCCATCATCAATTTTTGAATTTCTTTATATAAAAAAACATTATCTGGAATTACATTATCATATACAACAATTCCTGGAGCAATTTCTTCTTTTATCATTACCATTTTCCTAACGGACACGATGCTGCTTCTAACATTACTTTTGCTTTCATAAAACATCCACATTTTTTACATTGTTTTGTTAATTTTATTAGTTCTGGACATTGTTTGCATATATTAAATCTTTGATTAGAGAGATCTGATTCCTTTACATAATTTTTTAAATTAAGCATGTGTAAAGGATTTACTTCGTTCATTTTATTCTGAATCTCTTTGTGTTAGGCCTTGGAAGACACCCTTCTTATTATGAGAGATTAGATCTCCTGCAATAAAGAGTGAATAAGGATTTACAGTGATGTCATAAACATCTGTTGTTTCATCAACATAACCCAATACTTCAACAAGTACATCTGTTGCTTGATTATTTATGTCATAAACTAAATAGTCGCCAAGTTTAATTACACCAGCCTGAATAAATGCGTATACTCCATCTCTCTTAACTAGCATTAAGTGCTCTAGAGAGAATCTTCTTTGCTTACTACCATTAAACATTACAGTAGTTGCAACATCTCTTGCCTTAATTGCACTAATAGTTGTTTCAACAACTGATGATCCAGTTAGAGTATCAGATACCCATGTCTCAGCAAAATCAACAGATGAGTTATCTGGTAATTCATTGAAACTGTAGGATACTAGACTTTGTCCTATAAACAAATCTCTTGCTTTAACATATCCACTAGTTGTTCTTACAAGAACATCACCCTGTACACATCCATCAATTGGTGCAACTGGTGTTGGTTCAGTTGGAGTTGGGGTAAATACTGGTGGGAAGAATGGACAGAATACTGGTGGGAAGAATGGACAGAATACTGGTGGGAAGAACGGACAGAATGATGGTGGGAAGAACGGTGGGAAGAACGGTGGGAAGAACGGTGGGAAGAATGGTCCTGTTGCTGGAGGCGTACAGTCTTGTGTGTCCGAATCTGTTCCTGTTGTAACAATTGGGGCTGGGTTTGGAGAACATCCACTTGCAGTTTCTGTTATAGTATACGATCTAGTTCTTGTTTGTGCATATTCATCTGGGCCACCAACTCTTACACAAGCACCCCAAGGACCCCACTCACCGTAAGTTGTTGTTGTTGTCCAGGTTGGTACACATGTTGGTGCAACTGGTGCAACTGGTGCAACTGGTGCAACTGGTGCAGTTGGTGTAGGTGTTGTACAAGTTACTGATGGATATCCTGAAGAACTTGCTGCAGTAATATTGGTTGCAGTTGGATATGTTGCTAATAAATTATCTAATGCCTGTCCTGATGTTGCTCCTGTGTCAGTAACCGTAGTTCCACCAACACAACCAGAGATATACCAAGTTGTTGCAACAGGTGTTGGAGTAGGTGTTGTACAAGTTACTGATGGATATCCTGAAGAACTTGCTGCAGTAATATTGGTTGCAGTTGGGTGAACTTCTAGAAGATTATCAAGGGCTCTTCCTGATGTTGGACCTTCTCCATAAACAGGACTTCCATTAACGCAACCAGAGATGTACCAAGTAACAGGTGTTGGTGTTGGTGTTGGTACACATGCTGCAGGAATTCCCAATAAAGTAACAATTTCAGCACTTGACAAGTTTGATATTGTAGTTGTTCCTGTAATGTTTGTAATTCCTGATCCTGTAGGAGGTGTTCCATAAGCGCCTGAATAAGCAGTCGTTGATCCGTTACATGTTACATAAATATCATAAATTGTAACCTCTGGTGTTGGTGTTACAGGAGTAGGTGCTACAGGAGTAGGTTCTACAGGAGTAGGTGCTACAGGAGTAGGTGCTACAGGAGTAGGTGCTACAGGAGTAGGTGCTACAGGAGTAGGTGCTACAGGAGTAGGTTCTACAGGAGTAGGTGCTACAGGAGTAGGTGCTACAGGAGTAGGAGTTGCTGCTAAAAATATTCCTATACCACTTGGGCCACGAAATAATGGACTCATGATTCTACCTGTTTACTACTAAGCAAACTTGTTCTGTGATGCAAGAGCAGTAAATGTTTCTGCACCTGTTTTCCTAATTGTATAAACATAAACATCTGTTGAGTTAATGTTTCCTGAAGAAGGGGCTATTCCACCTAACCATTTAGGAGTTACTGATGCACCATCAACAGTAAGTGCTGTTGGGTAATATGCAGTTCCACTTTGAGGAGATTCAAATACAACAGAGATTTGCTGACCTGTTGCCATTAATGAATTAAGAGTAGTTGTTGCATTGCCACGAATATTTATTGTCCAATTTGCGACGGCATTGGAAGTACGAATATCAATAGAAGAAGTAGCAACATCAATATCAATTGCTCCAGTTGCTGCTGTTGCAGAAATAGTTGTTAATTCTTTTGGTGATACAAGTGAAGATTTATCAACTCCGTCTACATAAGACTTTGTTGCTAAAAGAGAAGTATCTGCTATGCCATGGACATTTGTTGTAGATGAATTATGTGTTGTAATTGCAGCATTTCTGGCTAATACTTCTGCTGCATCTGCTGCAGTTCTATTTACTACTTCAAGAGCATCTGCATCTACAAGATTCTGTAAATGTTTTGCAATAGATGGGGTTAAAAGGTTTGCGGTATTTGTATTTGAACCGTCATAGGCATAAGATCCATAGTGGTAAAGTCTTAGCGCTGCTTGAATATCGGCTGCATCTGAAAGTCCAGGTATTTTGGCATTGAATAGCCCAGTACCACCAACGGTATTGTCAATATTCTCTGCTGCCACTATAAATCACCCTTTTTCATTATACCACCGTAATAAATAGGTGGACACGCTTAGTACCAGTTATCGGTCCCCAAGTTGTTCCATCATATTCTACACCCTCTATTTCAAGTGGTAGTGCTCTAATGCTTCCGCTATCTACTACATCTTTTACTACAAGATTTGTTGCTAATGGTCCAGCAGTATCTGGAGATGAAATAGAATACTGAATACTAAAACTTGCAGATGTAAGGTTTACGTCGCTTGCAATTTCTGTTACGTTAATTGGTGGAATAGTTAGTTTTCCATTTGCAGCAGTTACATCTTTTACAGCAGAATAAAAATTTGTTTTTAAACTAAGCATTTCAGTCCACTGTGTTCCAGTTGTTGTCGCTATTCTTTGAAATACTGTTTTATATGTATCTGAGTATGGATTATAGTCAATTGCAATATCTAGCGCTTCAATTCCTGTTGGAAGGTTAAGGATATCTGCATGAACATTTGCATCTTGTGGATTTCCGTTTGATCCCACAATAATACTTCCACGATCACCCTGTGGCCCTATGTCTAGGTCAAGACTTATTTCTACTGGACCACCAAAAACTGTTAAATCGTCATTTGATACTAATATATCTGCCATTGTTAATCTCCAGGGACTGGATCTCGTGTGACTTGATCAGTAACTGTGATTGTTCCAGTCATAAGTGTAATTACTTTTTCATAAAATGGGCTATCTGGTCCTCCAGCAGGATATCTTACTTCAACATCATAAACATATTCTGTGCCAGCAACAAGTTGATTTCCTTCTGTTGGTCTAATTGCACATTGGACAAAAGTATTAGTCTCAACATCAACTCTAGCAAAACATTTAATTGTTGCTGATTCTGCACTTCCTCTTGCTGTGGCAATTGAAAACCTTGCTTGCTCATATGGAGCGACTCCAGTAACACCATCAATAGTGTTTGTGTTATATAGAATATTGCTGTCATAAAATGGACTTAGGTCAAAAACCGTTCCATCGTTCTTTTTCGGGTAGATACGAAACTCAAAGGTGTCACCCTTATAGTAATTAAAGTCGTAGGTTGCTGGAAATGCCATGGTTTTATTATACCACGCTGACGTAGACAGAATTGAATATTACAGATGAATCAAAGTCTGTTCTAATTTGTGGAACAGCGCCATTGCCCCACATTGCTTGGTTTTCAATAAATATTTGTTGAGTGACTGAAAGATTATAAGTATTCTGATATTTAAATGATCCTACTAATTGTACAAACTCCTGATCATTGCTTGCAAAATAGGTTCTTAGCCAAACCTCTGTATTTGAGGTATATGTGGTTAGTTCAAAGTTATATGTTACGGATACTTGGGAGCCTTCTTTTATACCGTGAAAGTTTAAGGCTCTCTGGTGGCTATTCCAAAGACTGGTACAGCCTGCTGGAAGGTATTTTTCATTTTGACTCTTATCTTTTGTGTCTAATAAAAGAGTTACCCAACCATCGTCTCCTTGAGAGATACCAAGTTTGATTGGTTTTTCAATAGTGTTTGTATATGAGGCCCAACCTGCTTGTTGTCCAGATGATGACAATGAACTTTGGCCATTGACTCCTGCTGGACCACGATCTCCTTTAGGGCCAGGATTTCCCTGTGCTCCTTGCAATCCTTGTTCGCCATTTCTGCCATCTCTACCTGCAGGTCCTTGTGGTCCGACTGGGCCAGGGACTGGAAGAAATGAAATAGCATTATCTACAGTAGGATATGTTTGACTTTGTTCTACTTGTGCAGCATAAGAAGATTTTTTTGCACCTGGGAAATCCATAGATTTAGAAACAGCCATGGAGTTATTATCTCACTATATTAAGTCAGTGACTCTATAGATGTAATGATTCCGTTGGTAACTGTAACCATCTTGCTATCTGAGGTTTGGAATGTTCCTGTTGCTCCCGTTGGTAAATCACCAATAGTTGCAATTTGATTATCAGCAACAGTTGGATCATCTAAGAATTCTCCACCATCTCCAGATATAACAACAGTGTCAGGAGCAAGTAAAAATAAAGGATCTGCATCTTTACCATAAAGTCCATTAACTTTTATTAAACTGTCTGGTGCTGGGCCAGTTAATAATCCATCAGATCCAAATACCCATTGGTTTTCAGATACTTCTTCTCCAGGCGGTCTTGTGCTTACCAATACTAATCTTTCTTCATCAGAAACAAGAACTTTATTTCTTTCTCCACCAATAACAAAAGTGCTGTTTTTAGAGAAAATGTCCCACTCGGCAGTGTTACCAACTGGATCTGCTAAACCACCATTTGCTTTTGCAATGTATAGATTGTTATCGCTTCCTCTTACAACTGCAAGATCTGTAATGTATCCATTACCTGAAATATAGTTTCCTAAGTATACAAGTCCGCTAGAACCATTTGTTCCATCTGCACCTTTTGCTGCAAGCAAGTTCCAGATAAATCCTTGTGCAGGTGTGTCTCCAACGTTTCCACCATTTGCATTAGCACGGTACCAAAGTTGTCCATCGTATGTTGCTAAATCTCCAACAGCATATGCTGCGCCACCACTGTATTCTCCAGTGTAATTCCAAATAGCATCTGCCCCATCTTCTCCTGGTGTACCAGGTGCTCCTGGAGTCCCGTCTCCGCTACCACCTGTTGTAGTAAAACGTGCCATGATTAATCAAGTCCCATTTTAAATAATGCAACTTTAGAGTTGTTGGTATCTGTGATTGCATATAGCGCATCTAGTCCAGGTAGTTCTACAGACCATGCTGAGCCAGGGGCAAGACGGTATCCGTAATCAGATGCTGTCACTCCTTCTCCTCCAAGGTATACATATGCAGAAGCATCTACATTTTGAATTGTAATATCCATTCCAGAATGCATTCCGTTTGGAGTTAGTCTGGTAGCAGAAGCGCTACTAAGAGTTGTAAGGGCATGAGTTGTCATGCCTAGATTATATCACCTATTTACTTTGAAAGTTTTATCTTTAATTCTAACCAGCGTGGGCAACTCAGGTCTTGGAGTTGATATTTTAACTACTGCCATTAGAGACTACCTGTTACATCTCCAATTACTGAGATGGTTCCAATCAAAGGTGTCCAAATTGTTTCTACGTCAATAGTTACTTGAAGGTCAAAAGTTAATTCTGTTACAACTGATTTATAACCAGTACCCCATAATTCAGTAATAGATGCTGGAGCCATAATGTCTACATATCCACTTCCTGCCGTAACTTCCAGGGTATCAAGAGCATCAGACTGAGGATCATAAGTAGTAGCCTCAAAGGTCCAATCAGAAGTATCAAAATATGTTACTTCGTCATCTTCTAAAAATTCAACACGAAGCGGGGAGGTATCTCCTCTAACGATTTGCCATTTAATTCTGGCTGGATCTGCTCCAAAAACTTCTGGTCCATGCATAGTCATAATGTGATTATACCATAAAAAAGACTAATACCTTGATTGGTGGGTATAGGACAAACCAAGGTATTAGCCAGTAATAAAAGTATACCATAATAGACAAAACGGACATAACATTTAAAGTTATCAAATTGTTATAATAGACAATGTCCGATTTGTTACCATATGTCTTTTATGCCAGGTATTGAATAGTGTATACTAAATATATATAAGAAAAAAAAGAACTATCTTTATAGTTTTACAAACTATCTTTATATATAGTATATAGCAAATTATTTATCATTAGCAGCAATGTGCTTAATTAGAATTTCGTACATTTCGTCAAGTTTCTTTTCTTGGCGATCTCTAGATTTGATAGAGTCAATTCTCTGTTCGTCAACAGCACTTTCTAATCTATTAATTTGATCTTTTACCGATGATCCGCCATTAGTTTTAAGTTCGTAAAGATAATGCTTTACAAGCCACTTGATTCCAAAGGCAATTGATGATACAATTGTAAGTATTGCTACTATTAAGGAAGCCCAGTCTTGAATTGTCATAACTATATTATTATACATGGAGTTTATTAAAAATGAAGACAGACATACTCAATACATTAGAGCATTCGACGAATCTTATTATATCCCCTGACATGGATGGCTTTATGACCGCAAAATTATTAGAGCGTTTTAACGGTTCGCAAATAGTAGGCTCATACGACAAAAATATTTTATGTCTCGCCGACGGGATCAATCCAGAAGAATGTCTGTTTGTCGACTGCGATATGAATCGGCAAGAGTATGTATCTCTCGGCAATCATATGCGACTCTTGGAAGATAATATGTCCGTCGAGTCGTTTAATCCAAATGTTCACTTTGGCGTCACGACATATAGCGACAAGTTTCCTTTCGCAACCGCCTTTTTGATAAGTTTCGCAACAGAGGTTCAAACCTCCAATCTTGACCTCATACGCATGGCTTTCGCTGACTCAACTCTCAAGAACATGGAGAAATATAGCGAGAACATGCGAAATTGGTCAACACGGATGGATCATCCTGCAGTACAGTACATAATGGACAATTCGGACATTGCAAGAAAAAATGATGCACAGGCAAGGTTTGATTATGTTGATCAATCATTTACTTCTAAACGATACGGCAAGCAACGATACCTGGATACCCTTAATAACGCCCTAGAAGGTCAGGGTATGAAGTTTAAACCACTAACTATGGGTAGTAAGTACATATGCGACAAAGTTGGCAAAGAAACCGTTATAAGGTATAATAGAGATATCATCTCTTATGCAGAGATATTTACAGGAGAGTATTCTGTAACTTACAACCAAGAAAAGGAATGGGTATGAATAAAGAAGAAATTATTGACATGATGGTAGAGAGTATTACTGCTGATAACAGAGAACTTTGCAAGCAAAACAATATGAGCGATGAAGAAGCAGAAGCGCAAATTTCACAAGTACATCCAACGTTAGTATACATGGCTTCAAATATTTACACAAAATTGAAAGAAGGTGGCGCACTTGCCTAAATATTATTACAAACCAATTTTTGAAAAAGTCCAAGAAGCATATCTGGCAAATGCCAAAAAAGACTACGAGCCAGGAATTTATATTGAGTCTAATGTGGATATTGTTGTAAATGCAGATTCAGAAGAGCATGCAAATATGATTTGCTATGGGTTTATTGATGTAGGTATGTGGAAATTATATCAAATTAAGGATTAAGGTTTAGGCCATATTTTTTACAAATTGGGCTATCTCATGTGCTGCTTCATGATGTGTACCGTGAAATTTTAACTCGATCTGGTTTGCAATATGTTGTCTAAGTCTTTGCTCAATATTAAATAGCAAAACCGCTTGTTTTTGTTCTGGAGTTAACTCTTGATGATCGCTATTCATTTTTGCAAGAACATCCTGAGCAACAAGTTTCTGAAAATATTTTTACAGCCAACGAAGAGTAGTCTGTAGGTCTGCCCATATTGTCTGTTGATTGCATAGGTTTGGATTCGAATAAGAAATTTTCATCCCAGGCATTTTCTAGATTGTCCAGAATTCCCATTTAATTATTCCTGTGGTGCACTCATATGAGGATTAGTGCATGTGCATGCTTTGCAGCAGTTATCGCCATCATAATTTGTTTCGGTCATAGATCTATTATAGCACCATTCTGAAAAATTATTTTTTTAAGTAATCTATCATTCTTTGAAGGATCTCTACGCTGTCTTTGGCATTACCTAGCGCAGCATTACAGTGATGACACAACAAACCTCTAATACAATTACCACAGGCCCTAGTTCCAGGACAGCAGGAATGATTATGGTCTACAGATAGGCGCTTTCTAAATGTACTTTCTTTTAAACCACAAATCCTACAACTATAGTCTTGATCTTCTAGCATTTTATGATATTGCTCCATTGTCAAACCATATCTTTCAATATTTCTTGTATGTCTAAGTATGGGAGCACAAGTAATACAATATGATAATTCTTTATATTTAACGTTTTTAGATTGCTTCATTTCCTCTTGAGGAAAATACTCTCCACAGTTGCGACAATGAATATTGCCAGAAGAGTCTAATTTTCTAGGAAATATACGTGTGGCATCATTTTCTTTAATGTCATATGCCTTTACACAAACCTTGCACCAAGGCTTTAGTTTATCTTGTGCTTTAGAGTACTTGTGAAAATGTAATAGGTTTTTATATTCCCTGCAATTTGTACATTGTTTTTGATTTTTGTCATTGTATTGAACTTTTGTGTATTCTTTTCTCATATTATAAGTATATCATAAAATTCAGATTTATTCAGATTTCTATATTTACACTTTTTGGAATATTTTATTCAGATGTACGATACACACTATACAGAAAATACACACAAAAAAATAGTGCGCCCATAACAGACGCACTAGATCTTGGGAAAACCTTCTACTTCATTCTACCCTGTATCCATCCATTGTGTATACCTATGATGGGTGCATCAATACATACCGCCACACCTTGGTGTAGGGTGCTTCCCATCAATTCAATGAACTCGTGTACATGCTCCTTGGTATCGAATTCCATACCCCGCGTTGTACCGCTTGTTGTTGTTAGTGTTAATTTAATCATTGTGTTACCTTTCGCATGTGTGCTACTACATTGACAGAAACCTTTTGTAGGTCTGCTACTACCTTGTTCATTTCATCTGCTGAGTTAGCAGTAAGCCCTGCGCCTAGTAATTGTGCGCCGTCCCATAGTGAGTAAGTGATAGTCATTTGATAAGCCCTCTTTTCTTTAGTAATTCTTGAGCCTTAGCGATTTGCTCAGGTGTAGCGTTGCGATAAGCGTTAATTGTTTCTCTTATCCATGGTGACTTAGCCATAGCCTTCTCATGGGCTTCATGGCGAGCAATCGCTTGCTCGGCTTGTATTCTATTTAGTGTATTCATCTTGAACACCTTTCTTTATTTTGTATACTGCAAGTATAACAGAGAAATGTCAAAAAGTCAAGTCCTAGCACGGCGTGTCGCATGTGATGTCCGTCACACGGCACGTGTCAAATCGACACACCGATAACCTCACTATTGTTACGCAATCGTTATAATTCCCCCTACTAATGTGACCTACCTCTCATGTGATACACCTCATAATGTCCCTAATGTCCGTTTTGCACCCCTCAATTTGTCAGACCCCCCTGCTATACTTACAGTATAAAGAAACACAAGCGGTAAAGAAATCCGCTAAAGAAAGGTGGTCATAAATGACTACATTAGATAAAACAACAGTATGCGTAGAGCATAACCCTTATTTCACCGCTATCTCAGAGGTAGCCGATGTGCAATACACATTCTGCCAAGATTGCGAACAGAATATAGACCGCTTTTGGCTAGACTATGGAATGGAACGACTACCAGAGTGGTCAGATTGGTCGGTTACTAAATGAGTATTTGGACTAGAATTGCTACCACTAGCAATTACCCAAAGGGCATGATGAACCTATGCCCATGTGGTCAGGTGGTATTAGCCCCTGCGCTATACCATGAGGGGCAGTCATACATGACTAACCCTAACAAATGTAAAGACTTATTCGAAGGAGTAAATAAATGAGTACCTATGTACCTATCAAATCCGTATGTGGTGCGGTAACTACCACAATCGACCAGTATGACTATGACCTAAACCCTCATGGTGTTATCTGTTGCGATAACTGTAACTCTATCGTGTTATGCCGTAAGGCTTGGGATTTTCTATACAAGGAGGTTAAGTAATGAATAACTATGAGTTTAATGTCTATGTAACAGTAGAGGCAGAGTCCTATGATGAGGCCATTGATGTATTTGAGTTTCAATTAAAATACGGAATGAATAAAGATAATGTTTATTGTGCAGATATAAAAGATTTGGGGATAAGCGAATGAAAACACTTCAAGAAAAACTTGACGCAGTAGCGTTAGAGTTAGAGCCAGTACTTTGGGAATTACTAAATGAAATCGAGGATAAATAAATTGTTATTAGTTTTAATTGCAATGATTGTGTTTGGCTTTTTGTATTCACTCTAGTAGTAAAGATCGCATGGATAAATACCCTGCGATTTTTGCACGTGGCGGTTATCCACAGGGGGTGTGTATAACTAATGTGTTTAAGGTCACACAATTATTTCCCCCATTTACGGCGTGTCGATTTGCTTTTTTGACATTTCTTTGCTATACTTCTAGTATAACAATTAAATAATGACTAATAAAGCAATGAGCCTTAGCAAATAAATGTGACGAGTATCACAGTGAGCCTAAGCAAATAAGTGCCCAATTTGTCAGACCCCCCTGTTATACTTATATTAACAAACAAACGAAAGGTAGTCACTAAATGACTTACACTATAAAACTCGAAACCTATTCAGGTTCCGTAAAAAATATCCCCCTATCAACTAAAGGACAGGTTGCAGATTTTATCTCTAACTATCCTAATGCGTTACCTGTTGGCGTATCTGTTAAAGTATCTTGCGACATGCTAGGTATTCGTGGAACACTTAGAGGAAAGGCACTTATCTAATGATAAACTCAGTACTCTCTATCCCTTGCGAAGAATGCCACGCAACAGGTTTAATCTTTTTTGGCGATGAAGATAATTTCGATGTAGAATCTTGCGTATGCGATTTTGGCATGGAGCAAGACCTTAATTTATTCAATACACCCGAATCAAACTAAAGAATAGGAAATAAAAAAATGACAGTATCAATCGAACACAACCTAAAGTTTATCACAGAGGTAGACGAGACTCACCCCGTAGGAATGCAACTGCTTAGACTTTCAGAGTCAATGCAAATTGTAATGCTTGAAGGAATGCTAAAAGAGTTACTTGCTCCCCGCATTCAACCCGCCATTGATGAATTAAATGCTAATGGTTCATATGCAATTCTTAAGGTGGTCAAATAATGATGACACGCAAAGACTATGTAGCAACCGCAGAAATCCTGCACGGATTTAAAGATTTAATCGGTGACCAATTAGTTTTTGAAGATTTGGTCGATGAGTTTTCGCTAATGTTTGAAAGCGATAACGAAAGATTTGACCATGTAAAGTTTTTCAATGCTTGCCATAAGGAAATGGAGTTAGTGTAATGACAACAACAACAACGACAACTACATCAACAAACCCAGCAACAGTTACAACTACTGCAACTGCAACTCTCTTGCCATGGAATGGATTTGCAATTTCGGGCTTTGTTCTTTCACTTACTATTTGGCCAATGGCTTTTATCTTTAGTCCAATAGCACTTAGCCAATTTAAAAGAAATGGTGAAAACTGGAACAGAGGTAAAGGTCTTGCAACTGCAGGTTTAATTATTGCAATAGTGCAAGCAGTTTTTACTGTTTTGTTTTGGGATTATCTTCTTAGCGATATGGAATACTAATCCTATAATAAATTATCCTGAGCATGATTTAAAACTGCTCGATCTTTTAACAAAAAAAATGCACGTGTGACTTATCCACAGGCTGTGTATAACTTTAAGTAGCATGTGATTTTTCTCACACTCTCTGAGCGTCTCATTATTTAAGACTACTCGCTAGTAGGTTGATAATTTATGACTAATAGGCTAGACTTACATAGTAAGAAAAAATAAATAAGCAAGATTTGTCAGACCCCTATGGTAGGATAAAGTTAATAACAAAAAAAGAAAGAGGTTGCCCAATGGCTACTAAACTATACACAATACAGGATTTACTAATTGGTAAAAACTATCGTTCCCGTAATCGTCACTTTGAGGGAGAAATTATTTCTGCCTCTCCACGCCCTGCAATTTGGTATGGAGAAAATACTGAGGCGTATGTCGTTGAAGTCTATGACCGCACTTTGCGAAGTAAGTTTGCAACAGTAGCAGTAAAGGTTGGTGAGTAATGAATAACGAATACCTATACGCAGTAACAGTATCGTATGATAGTAACCCCGTTCATTGGACGGGTCGTTACTCTGATGCACTAAGTGCAGTTAATGCTTTCAACGAAATTGTTGATTGGGGATTTGCTGATGAATATTCAACAGTTAATTTATCTGAACCAAGTGGAAAGATGCACACCCGCACTTTCTATCGTGAAGGACGAAAGGTCGTAACAAAATAATGGGAAGCGTAACTGCACTCGGTATTCAAGATACCGTACTTGATTTAGAAACACAATTAGCATATCACTTGCAGGGTAATCACTATCCTCCAGTACCGCTATCTATGGTGCAACCTTGCATAGATGCTATTGACGCATACTATGATGAGGACTACCGCAGAGAGATAGATTTGCCTCAAGGAGTGTTGTGGCGTGGGCAGGTTACTGCACCAGCAGATGCAATAATTGAGCAACACCATTTATCTTTTTGGCTACCAGAGGAGGACTAAATGTCTGATACAATAAACAATATGGAACTTAGATTTGCTGATAACTTAAAACCATCTCAACTTATAGAAGGCGATCTAATTAAGGTTGATGATGAATATGTAACTATTGAAACCATTACAGAAAATGAAGATGGATTTAATATTTATACTAGAAATGATTTTAACGAAGAGGGTCACATTTATTTATTTGATGATGAAACTATTGAGTGGTATGTATTCTTTGAAGAAGACTAATCACTAAAGTATTTTTATGTGCTTCCCCGCATAAAAATGCACGTGGCGCCTGTGTGAGATTTATCACATTTAAGATATTGACATTTTTTCCCATGTATGCTAAGATTAATTTATGAAGAAAACACCAGAGGAATTACGCAGGCTTATGGAATTACGCCGTAGCAATGCGGCCTCTGCCGTGCCCTCTAAGAAATCCTATAACCGTAGGAAATGTCAGTCCGAAATGCTACAATTAAAACAACAAGAAGGAGAATAGCCCCATGGGAAATATCGCAGATGAATTCTATGATGAATACTATGCAACAACCTGCCCTGAATGTAAAGAAAATGCGGTAGACGCATATGAAGAAAAATGCACTCATTGTTTACTAGAAGAAATGTCCGCAACCTATAACGAAGACATTGCTCTAGAAATGAGTCTTGGCCTTGACTACTAATACACTTAAACTAAAACGCTCTAAAGATAGAAAGGTTGCTAATGCCGTCACACCTAATGGAAAACAAGCAAGTATCGCAAATACCTTTGGCCTCCCTGCTGGAAAGGCTTTCTCGTGTCCTGGTGCCACGAGTGTATGTGAATCCGTATGCTATGCAGGAAAACTCGAAAAGATCTTCCCAACCGTAAAAGTTAACCTGCTACACAATTGGGCCCTGCTAAAAGACGCAGACTATTTAACTATGCTTAATCTCATTGCTGAGATGATTGCAGACTTCAAGGCTGATTGTATAAAGAAAGACGCCCCCATGCTATTCCGCATTCACTGGGACGGTGACTTCTTTAATGATACTTATACCACTGCATGGTCCGATGTAATCAAACTTAATCCTGATATTCAATTTTGGGTATACACTCGTGTAAAATCTGCAGCCCTCCTACTTAAGGACATTGATAATCTTAGTCTTTATTTTTCTGCTGATAGTGAGAATGTAAAAACTGCCGTTGATTTAAAAATTAACAGTGGTGTACGCATGGCATACCTTGCTAAGAATTTTGCAATTGGTAAGGCAGACATAAAAGAAATGATTGGTAAGCCTGCTGCTAAGTGTCCTGAGAATAATAAACAGATTCCACTTATCTCAACAAATGGAAGCGCTTGCGTTTCTTGCTCACTTTGTGTATACTCTAAGAGTGACATAATTTTTTCATCGAGTAAGAAATGAGATAACATGCGTAGTACTCAAGTTATACTTTTATTTTGGTTGTTGCTTCTTTTATTTTTCCATCAATAAAATAAAAGGGTGCACGTCGCAAAGATCCAGGTTTGTCAAGTTTATGATAGGCTTTTAAGATGTGATTAAGGACACACCGCAAATCCCCCGCTGGATTGGTATTTATGACATTTTTATGCTAAAATTATACTATAAGCAATTAACCCCCACAACAGAAAGGCAAGACCCAAATGACACTACACGGATACACTTACCAAATTGGTGATTTATTCACAACAAGCAAGACAGGCGTTACAGGTCGTATCGCAGGATTTACACCAATGTCTAATAAGGTTACTAGAGTTAGCCTCATCTTGGCAAATGGCGCACAACGCCTTGCTATGGTTAAGACCTCTAAGTAATCTCACAATGTGAGAAATGTTAAGTTTCGATTTGACATTTCTACAACCAAAATGTTATACTTAGGTATAACTAAATAACAACCCCTAAACAGAAAAGAGAAAAACAATGTCAGTAGCAACAGCAACATACAAGGTCGGCGATACTTTCACGACACAGAAGTCAAAGGTAACAGGAGTTATCCAAGAAATTAACCCACTACCAAATGGTAATGTGCGAGTTAAGTTAGATGTAAATGGTTCAGCCCGTTACACAACTTGGACGGCTAAGTAATCTAATTACTAATTCCTGAGTAGGAATACAAACTGCTCAACCTCCCCCAACTAATACCCCATAAAAGAAAAGAGATAAACAGATGGCTAGAGCAAAAGCAATAAATGTAAAAATCCCAACAGTTCGAGTAATCGCAGGACTAGAGCAAGCACTTGCTACACTAGAAACAGACTACGCAACACAAGAAGCAAAAGAAGCAAAGTATGAAATTGCTCGCAAGGCATGGCAGGAAGCACTTTGTGCCTATGCCGTAGCAAACATCTCAAAGGCAGAAAACTTCCGTACTAACTATCGTCATTGGTCAAACAATCTTAACATTGACTTTGACTTAACAGTTACAGAAAAAGAAATGCCAACAGAGCCTGAGAAGGACTTTGAGACAATTCACATTAGCACTTATCGTGAGTCAAAGAAAGAAATAACAAACGCAATTCGTCTGTTAAAGATGACAGATGAGGAAACAGTTAATACCTCAACCTACAACGCAATCGCACAGTACCTATAAATGAAATTGGGGGAGGCGTAAAAACCTCCCTCAACTTTCGCCAGGCTGATTAGGGCGATAATAGAAATACTATAGAGCAAGGCTCCTGCAGGCCTAAAGAAGCAGACATCCTGAGCACGATCCAAAAAGGCTCACCCTTAAGGGGACTTGACAAATGTCAGTGGTGCCCTGTACAATTAAATTAAACCAACTACAGAAAGAGGCCCCCATGGACCAAACAGAAGAATCAGTAACAGTAATACCAAACACAACGCAAGAATTCCTTTTATCTCAGATTAAAATAAAAGATGAGCGTATTGCTCAACTTGAAGAGCACACTCAAAAAGTAACCCAGCGCTCTTATTCCGATTCAGCAGACCGTAACCGTATGGTTGAGGGAATGAAGGACTGGACCCTTAGTGAATTAAGTAATGAAGACATCACTGAATCTCAAGCAGAACAAATTGCTGAAATCATGGGCTTTGAATTAACAACAGAGTTTGAATTGGAAGTTACAGTTCTTTATTCAGTTACTGTTAATGCTCGTGATGAAG